TTAAAACCCGCCGTCGCGCAGCCGGTCAACCAGTTCGTCGCGATTGCGAGGACGACGAGCCGCCGCTTCCAGCATCCGGCGTTGAATATCATTGGCCTTCTCCGTGGCTTCAAGGCGTTCGGCAAGCCGCCCCGTGCGCTCACCTGCGCGGCGGATCGACAGCAGGAACAAGACGATGGTGAGGGCGGTCGCACCGTAGCGCAGCGCGGCCCTTGCCCACGGTTTGGCAGCGATCCCGCCAAGAATGCTGACGATCATCTCTGGCCCCTGCGCCAGTCATCAAGGCGCGCATAGATCGTAACGGCGATGCCCCCAAGCGCCACGGCGACGAAAACCCAGCGGAGCGTGTCGAGGTATGGCACCAGCGGCAGGACGGCGGACTGGGTCTCAGAGAGGACGTTCTGCGCCACCTCAACCCCCGCGGCGCCCAGCGTCGCCACTCCGGCCGCTCCGCCACCTTTCATGGTGCGGCTGTCGGCCAGAACCTCGCGCGCAGGCGGCGTCTCGGCTGCAAATGCCGTCGCCCGGACCGGGAACCGTTCGCCCCACTGACGCGCGGGCCCGAGGTCGATGTGCATGAACCCTGAGCGCGGATAGAAGCCGAACCCGAGGAAACCGACCTCCCGCGCCGCCGCCTCGAACGCGACCGGGTCGTGGTTCGTCATGGCGATGTCGAAGGCCGCGCCGTCCATGTGCTTCGACCGGGTCGCGCCGCCAACGGCACGGTTGTGCTCCGGGCTGCGATAAGCGGAGCGGACGATGAGCGGCTTGCCTAGCCGATTCCGCAACGCTTGCAGCTTGTCGAGCGCAGGTTCATTGATCAGCAACTTTCCAGTTCCGCGGCAGGCAATCTCGGCCGGGCTAAAATTCGGCCAGCGCCAGGCGCTTTCCGGCACGTCGCGCCAATGGTCGTAAAAGGTCGGGGTCATGTTATCCTCCAGAAACAAAAAAACCCGCCTCGAGGGCGGGTCATTGCGGGCTGATGAATGGGGATGGGGCGCGGCTACGGGCTGCCGCCGAAGATCTTGAGCTTGATGGCGATGCCGGCGAGCAGCGCCAGCATGACGCCGGTGGTGATCATGCGGACGGCTGTCTGCATGGCGGTGCGCCGCACGAGCCGGATGCAGTCCACCAGGGAGCGCAGATCGCGGATGTCGAGCGCGGCCTCGTCGCCATCGAGGCCGACATCGGCAAGGGCGCGTTTCGCGCCTTCCTCGGCCGCGCGGGTCAGGATTGCCTCGAACTCGGCATCGGGCATGCGCACGAAGCCCTGGTCGGAGTGCGGGGGTGTCATCGGTAACTCTCCAGCTTGCACCGCGGATGACCGAGGCCGCGCCGGCTCACGCGACCGCATACTTGGCCACCAGCGCATCCCGTGCCGCGGCGAACACTGCGGCGTTCGGCGCGAGGTGCAGCGCCCGGTCGAAGTAGAGTGCATCGCCGATCAGGCCCTGCATCACGTTGGTGCCGCCGCCCCAGCCCATGACCAGCCTTGCGTTCGGGTCGGCCTCGACGTCGAAGGCGAGGCTGTGGGTGTATTCCGGGGACCAGCTGCGATTGGCGAACAGGATCGAGGACCTCTTCGTCGCATAGTCGAAGGAGACGCCCTGGATCCCGCGGGTGTTCAGCGGCAGCACGGTTCCCGCCGCCTTCTGCTCGAAAATGCCGCCGGTATTGGAGGTGTGGAAGCGCATGGCGGTGGCACTGGAGATCCAGAACTTGTTGAGATTCTCGTTGGCACCTTCCTCGACCAAAGCGAGGTTGCCGATCGTCGTTGCATAGACCGCAAGGAGCCAGGTGAAGCTGTTCCTGGCCGAGTTCTTCGGCAGCCGGAACTGCAGCAGGTTCGAAACCATGTTCCAGGCCGGCAGGCCGTTCATCTCGGCCGAGACCGTGACGCTGGCGAGGGGATCATTGTTCCGGTTGATGTAGAGGGCCCCGGACTTCCGATCAGCTCCCGGATTGGCAGGATCGATGTAGTAGGTCAGGCCCGGCAGCGCGGCGATGGCGCGGTCATAGTCAGTGAAGGTGATCACCGGCGCGCCGGGGATGCTGATACCGGCCGTGCCGGGAACGGTCTGGACGAGCAAGGTCTGGTCTCCTGTTTACGGACGGGGCGTGAAGGTGTCATCGCCTTCGATGAAGCGGTCGTGGCAGAGCCAGTTCTGCATCGGCAGCCCTTGGGTGCTGAGATCCGGGCAGCTGTCGCGGATCGAGGTGCGGTTGCCGCCGCTGGGGCCATAGTCGCCCTCCACGGTCTGCTTCAGCCCGATGCCAAGCACACCGCGCACCGCGCCGCCCAGAACCCCGGGGTCGCCTGTCAGGGTGACGATGATCGTCCGGCCCGAGACATTCACCGACAAGACGTTGCGCGGGCTCGCGGTATTGTCCCACCACTGGATGCCGAGATTGCCGGGATCGCTGACCTGCACCGTGTCGACGACCAGGCCCGACCCATCGCCGCCGCTGACGCCAAGGGTGATCACCGCGCCGCTGCGGCTGTAGCTCGAGACATGCAGCGGCAGCTGGCCGCTGCGCAGCGCCCGGCCGTGATACTCGCCCCAGAGCTTCGAGGACACAGCGGAGAGATGGGTGCCGTCGGTCGGCAGCCGCCGCTCGAGGTGATACTTCGGGCCGACACAGATGAAGCGGTCCGGGTGATCGAGCGCGACCTGCAGCTGCGCGGCGGCAACAGGGTAGCGCACAGCGGCACCGACGACGGTCTGGCCGAGGCTCCCCGAGCCGCCATGGTCGATCTTCGAAGTCTGGCACAGCGCGATGCTGACCTGATCGCTGCGCCCGGTGATCAGCGACAGATCGGCCGTCAGCCGGACCTGCAGCTTCTCGAGATAGTCGCGGTAAACATAGCCGAACATCCCGGCATCGGCTTCGCCATGGATGAAGGACATCACCGGCTGCAGCATGGTGCGGCCATGGACATCGCAGAAGGCGCGGGTGTGGGCGGCGGCACGCAGGATCCCGGCATACTGGATGCCGTGGCCGGATGATTGGTCCTTTGCAACGAGACCGCTCATGCCCCAGCCGGCGCGGGCGTGGTTGCTGAGCACGAGGCCGGTGCTGGCGGAAAGCCCGGGCAACAGCGCGCCAGCAGCGGCTGAAGCCGGACTCTCGCCCGTCACCTCGCGCAGGCTGACCATGCGGGCGAGATCGGTGTTCGGGTAATGCGAGGTGCCGAAGTCGGATTTGTCGCCGGAGCTGGCCTCCACCACCGACATGCTGGGGCTGTTGGCCGTGTCATACATGAGGGCGCGGCCCGGGGCGACCTCGCCGGTCAGCGCCGCGTCGGCGTTTTGCTCCAGCGCCAGGCTCTGGCCATAGAAGAGGTAGGGCTGGATCTGGGTAAAGGCCGGTGCCAGCGGCCAGGAGAAGCTGACATCCATCGCATCGACCTTGTGGCCGGCTGCCCCGAGATCATGGACGAAGCGCAGCGTGCCGGCGCGAAAGCCCATGGCGGCCGTCTTGTACTGCATCGGGCCGGTCAGCACGTCGCCCCAGCCGATCCGGATCACGCGGCCGTTGTCCAGCGCCAGGGCGGCCGCGCCCGAGGGCAGCGTCACCGCCTCGGCGCCAAGGGGCGCGCCGCCCGAGAAGAAGGCGCCATCCTCGCGGAAGCCGCCGAACACCGCGCCGCTTTCCGCCCGCCAGGCGATGGCGATCTTGCGGGCATCGCCCAAGAGGCTTGCCGGCAGCGGCAGGGCCGCGAGGCGGGTATCGACATCCGCCGATAGCGCATCGACCTCGTCGAGCCGGGCGATGGGCTTGCCCGCCACCTCGAGCCGATAATCCCCAGACGTGATGCCCCAGAGCAGCGATCCGCTTTCGAGGATCTGCCCCGCGACATAGGTCGCGTTGAACACCGGGTACCAAGCCGTGGCCTCCACCCCGCCCATGCGCAGGTTTATCTCGCCGAGCGCCGCCACCCGGGCCGCGGACTCACCTTCGATGGCGGCGGCGATCGCGGTTCCTCGGGCTGCTGCCTCCCCGGCCACGGCCTCGGCGATCGCGGCCGCCGAGGCGCCGCCGCCGAGAAGGTGCAGCACCGTGGTGCTCTGCACCTTGAGGAGATAGCCGCTGCCCGCCACCATCTCGCCGGCGCCGACCGGCCCGCTGCCGGGGATGCGCAGCTCGCGGGTGACGCCGGCGATGGTCAGCGTTGGTCCGGACACCGTGTTGGTGGCGATGGGCACGTAGAACAGCAAGAGGCTGGAGCGAATGCCGATATCGGCCACCCCCGGCGCAAGCTCCGCGGTGGCGGCATCGGCGGTGCCCCCGACATTGGTCAGGCGCAGCACCCCGCCATCGGCGGTGGCCACGCGCCGCGCCTCGGTCTCGGCCGCGAGCAGGGCTTGGCCGACAGTGCCGGTCGGCAGCTCGCCGATCCGGGTCCAGCTTCCCGCGCCGGGATTGCCGCTCTTCTTGTAGGTGCCAGTCAGCGCCGGGTCGGGATCGCCATGGACATGGCCGGTGGCTCCGGCTGGCCAGGAGAGATCGGCATAGAGCTGAGCCCGGGTGGCATAAGCGGGGCCGGTCATTGCCGAGAGCAGCGCCGCCAGCCGGGCTACCGCGATTCGGACAGTGCTGCCCTGGTAATTGCCAAGCACCTCGTCGGCGAGATCCGAGGCCGAGACGCTGGTGGTTTTGACGCCGCTGTCCAAGGTACAGCCTCCCAAACGATGCTGAGGGTTCAGAGAATGGTGACGGGATAGGGCCCCGAGACCGGGCCGGCGCGGCCCTCCGCGTCCTGCGGCTCGAGGTAGTAGTCGAAGGCCCCGGCCGGGGCGCAGGCTGCGGTCTCGCGGTAGAGCCGCAGATCGTCGATGCTGCCGTCGAAGGCCGCATCCGCCAGCAGCGCGAAGCTGTCATTGGCGCCGCTGACGATCCGGTCCAACGCGAGGCCGCTTGCGGTGACCTGGCTGCCGGAAGCCGTGCTGCCGCCGGTCAGCTGGGCGGTGACCGATCCTGCGGTGCGGCCAGCGACGCTGAATGCGATGCGATAGGTTCCGGCCGTCAGCGCCTGCGCCTGTTCCAGCGCACCGGGCTCCCCCGGCGCATGGTTGGCGGCGCCGCCGGCAATCGCCCAGCCGGGCCGAGGCTCCAGCCGGTGCCGGTGGCAAAGCCGGCATCCACCAGCAGGCTGCTGCGCGTCGCGTCGCCATCGATGTGGCTGATGGTGGTGGCCGAAGCGGCTGTGATCGGCGCACCCAAGGCATTAATCTCCGGGTCCAGCGGCGCTCCGGCGGGCGCGCGGTAGATCTGCACCCTTGTCCGGCCGGGATCCGCCGCGACCGCGGCCTCGATCCGGGCATGGCCGAGGCCGCCGGTCACGGTGATGGCTGCAGGATCGAGCGCCGCCGGCGGGTCGATCAGCCGACCGTCGCTGTCGACCTTCAGCACCAGGGTCAGCGGCCCTCGGGTGCCGTCGATGCCGATGGCGCGGGCACGCAGTTCCAGTTCAGTCCCGGTCAGCAGCAGAGCCTCGATCCTCGCCGCGCCATCCCCGGCCGGGACGGTGATCAAGCTCCAGGAGGGCGTGCCGACAGCGCGGTGCTCAAGCTCATAGGAGGCCAGCAGCGCCGTCTCGCCTTGCCCGGGCGAGAGGAAGACCGTGACATAGAGGAAGCCGTCATAGACCACCGGTCCCAGCTTCGGCGGCAGAGGCACCCGGGTTCCGTCCAGCACCGTGCCGATGCGGCCGGTCCAGTCGGGCGGCGCCTCGGCATCGGTCAACGTGTCGATGATCTCCGCCGCCGCCACCATGCGCAGCACGGCAGCACCGCCCTCGCCGGCCTCGACGCCCTTGACCCGCAGCGCCAGGCTCTCCTGGCCCAGAACCCCGACATGCACCAGTTGGCCCAGCTCCGGCATCAGGTCCGCATCCACCAGCTGCAGTGCCCGCGAGCGGCCCTCGCGCCAGGCAACTGGCCGCAGCACCGAGGTGGTCAGCGCGCGCGTGGCATCCATGGGATCGGGCGTGATGACCGCAAAGCGGATGCCGTACTCGCTGCCCGCCTCCATCTCGACCTCCTCGTCGAGCTCGATGAGGCTGCCCACCATCCCGCGCACCCGGGCCGCAAGCATGCTGCGCTCGAGCACGTCCCAGGAGCCCATCACCAGATCGCCGCGGGTGGCGATGCCGGCGCGGCCGCTCTGCAGCGCCGAGAAGGTGTCGGGACGGTGGATCAGCTCGTACATCCGCCGCCGACATTCCCGCCAGATCTCGTCCGGATGGGTCTTGCCCGGCAGCTCGATCGCCTCGATGAGCCGGATCTCGCCCTGATGTCCCGGCCAGGGCACGATCCGCTCGGCGGGCTCGTATTCCGCGGTCTCGTCGAGGAACCGCACCCGGAAGGCATGGGGCGGATCGAAGTAGGTCCGGCTCCAGCTGAAGGCATCCGAGTTGCGCGGGTTGATGTGATCGACCGCCAGATCGCCGGGCCGGTCGATGACCACGCCCCAGCGCAGCATGTCGTGTCGCGGGCTGGCGCGGCCGGCCGAGCAGATGGCGATCAGCGCCTCGAGGAGCGACGTGTCATCCTCATGCACGGCGTTGTACTCGAGGCCGCGGTTCGCGCACCAGGCGTACCAATCGGCGATCAGCGCCATGTCGATGCCGGCATCCGCGACCGGGAAGTGGTTCTGCCCGCCCTGCAACGCATGCAGATAGGCCGCTGCCGGATTGCGGGTCAGCACATTCGGCCGCCATGCGGCCCCATCCCAATGCCGGCCGTAGCGCTGCACCAACGCCGAGAAGGTGTCGAGCGCGCCGGAGAGTTGATGCGTCGCCCGCATCCTGAGCGCCACCAGCGCCAGCGGGCGGTCGCTGCTGATCGGGTATTCCGGGCGCACCGACTGGATCGCCGCAAGCAGCGTGCGGTCGGAGACCTGGGTCGAGGTGCTCTCATCCGTCATCCGGGTGATCTCCAGCTCCCAGCGGCCACGGCTTGGGAACACCCAGGTATGGCTGCGGAAAAACGGCTCGCGCTCCTTCGCGCTGATGGTCAGCGTCACCACCTCCTGCCAGGTCGCATCGCCTGGCTGGCGCTGGCGGATGCGCACCGCGACGCTGCGCGACTTGAGATCGCCCTCGTCGTTCAGTTTGAAGAGCCCGGCCGGGAGGCCGATGATCACCGTGCAGGCCCAGGTGTCGAAGGCGGTAAAGCGCCGCACGGGCGTCTCTTCGGCCGGCTGGTTCTTGATCACCTCGCCGTAAGCATCGCGCGGCAGCGGCCGGGTCAGCTCGGCATTGGCCGCCTCCTCAAGCACCTGGCGCGGGTAGAGCGTCACTGGCGCATCGCCGGGCCAGCCCTCGCGCACCTCGATCTCGACATCCTTGTAGTTCTCGAGGCCGCTATCGCCGATCTGGAAGGCCGAGAGGTGCAGCGGCCCGTCGCCAAAGCAGAACAGCGCGCGGACATACTGATCATTGCCGACGATCTCGGTATAGCTCGCGGCGGCATAGGGCGGGGCATAGCGCAGGCGGCCCATTGGCATCGGAACCGGCCGGTCGGGACGGCTCTCGTTGCGCGGCGCGCCGATGGTGTAGCGATTCCGGCGCTCCTGCGGTGACGGGGGCTGGGGCAGTGGTACCAGGGCATTGACCAGCATCTGCCCGACCATGGTCAGCCCGGCGGTGAGGAGGCCCTTGGCAACGCCAAGACCCATGCCAGTCGCACCGGCCAGCGCCGGGGCCAGCATCCCGCCCAGCGCGATGGCCGCCACCGAGACCACGATCATCAGGATTGAGCGCAGGGCGTTCTTGCCCGGCAGCAGCCGGATCACCACCCGCACGCCCGCCCGCGGCCGCACCCGGTGCCAGAGCGCCGGATCGATCGCCTCGGCGCCGGATTGAGTGACCAGCGACAGCCGCACCAGTGCGAGATCCGCGGGCGGCAGGCCGGGCAGTGCCTGGTGGATGATCTCGGCGAGGGTCAGCCCCTCGGCAGGTCCAGCGCGATGCGGCCGGCGCCGGGGTCGATCAGCGGGCGGCGAGGACCGGGACGAGACCGGGCGCGTGGCCAGATGTCCGACGCGGCGAATGAATCTGCGCGCGAGCGGACAGTGCAGAGGTCGTCATGCAGGGCTCCGGATCTGCGAGACATGGCGGTAAAGGCCGGTGAGCCGGCCGGACCAGCGCGGCAGGCGATAGTCCTCGATGCGGGCGCCGGTCTCGGCCATGTGCAGCATCAGCCCCGGCCGCACGATCACGCCGACATGCGATCGGTGCGGACCGCGGCGGAACAGGGCGGCGTCGAAGGACACAGGCTCCGCGGCGACCGGCTGCCAGTCGGACCAGTCCTCGGCGCCGTCGATCAGCGCCGCGATCTCGGCGGCTTCAGCCGTGCTGTGATAGGCACCTGCATAGGAGGGCAGCTCGACGCCAAGTTCGGCAGCATAGACAAGCCGCAGGAGGCCCCAGCAATCGGCGCCGGTCTGGTCGCGGCCGAGATCCCGATGGGGGAGGCCAAGATAGCGCGTGCTCCAATGCGTCATCGATGCAGCCCCGGGAAACGGTCCTTGGTGAAGCTGAGGCCCGGCAGGCTTTCCTCCTCCACCGGCTCGCGGCCGATCGAGGTGGTGACCTCGCCGGCGCTGCCCTCGGCCAGCATCAGTCGCATCCCCGTCGCCTCGTACTCGATCACATCGGGAGAGCTGGCCAGCACCACCGCCATATGCACCGTGGCGCGGCTGGTGAAGCTGCGCAGCAGCCGCGCCACCTCCCCCGTCACCGCCTCGATCACGATGGTGGCCTCCGCCGGCGCGCCCTCCAGATCGCTTGGCAGTTCGGCACTGGCGAGGATGAAGAGGAACGGCTCGGTCACCGGGTTGCTGCCGCGCCAGGTCGAGCGTGTGCCGTAGATCAGTGGCTCGACAGAGATCCGCTCGCCATTGTCGGTCGAGAGCCGGATCGGTGCCGTGAGGTCCGGGTGCTCGACCAAGATCAGCACCACCTCGATCTCGGCCGAGTGGGCGGCGTCCTGGGCAAGTCTTGCGTTGAGGGAAACCCGTCTGGTCATGGCAACACCGTCACGCCGAAGGAGATCTGGAACCGCAGCCCGCGCAGCGTCTCCACCGGGGTCGTCGGGCCGAAGAGGCAGAGCCATTGCGCCGCCAGCAGCAGCGGTGCGCCATCCCCCGCCAGCACCGGTGCGCCGACCGCGTCCAGCATCGGCCAGCCATCTGTGGTGGGATCGGGCATCCAGAACGGCAGACTGCCCACCACGGTGACTTCGTCATGAAAGCTGTCGAACACCGCCTTCTGCGCACGGCTGACATCGATCACCAGCGCCACGGAACGGGTGGCGCTCGACCAGCGCCGACGATAGGCGGGCGGTCCGGCCTCGGCGCGGCGCGCCAGCCGCGGATCGTCGGTCTGCCGCTGATAGCCGGCCCGGTTCGGCCGCGGCAGGTCCGAGGGCCAGGTAGCAACTGTCATCGCCGCGCCCTTGGCGGCCGCACGCCCATGGCGCTCAGCGCCCGGTTCGCGCCGCCGCCGCGCTTGGTCAGCGCTTCGCCGACCTTGTCGGCGAGAGTGAAGGACAGAGCGCGGCCGCCGCCCGGGGCCACGGTCTCCTCCATCTCGACATCGACGCCGCGGGACTGGTCGTTGAAGATGATGGTCATGCCATCCCGCCCATGCCCTGCGCCTGCCGCCGAGACAGCACCCGCTCGCCGCGCTGCAAGATTGCCGGAACCTCGTCGGGTCGCAGCCCCGCCCAGCCGCCGCCATGCAGCCGCGGCGCGCCGGCAAAGGCCAGCGCCGGCATGCGCCGCATCGGGGCAGGGCCGCCCACGGTGCCGCCGGCATGGAACACCCCCGCGGATAGATCGCCGAAGATGCCGCCGGAGAGTCCGCCCAGCGCTTGCGACAAGAGCCCGGCCAGCGGCGCGAGCAGCGATTGCCGCACCGCCAGCCGCGCCAGATCGGCGAGCAGCGAGGTGACGAGATCGTTGAAGTCCAGTTTGCCGGTCTTGACGAACGTGGCGATCGCCTCCTCGGCGGACTGGAACGCCCCGGTCAGCACCTGGCCGATATCGCTGCCGATCTCCCGGGCGCGGGCCGCGTATTCCGACAGCGCCGCGGTCACCGCCCGCCAGCCGGTGGCTGCGGCCTCGGTTGCCGGTTTGGCCGCGGCGGCGGCCGCGCCGGAAGCTGCGCCTGCGCCGCCGGCCGCGCGCCCGGCCTCGTCCAGCGAGGTGGCCAGATCCTCCGCGGCCTCGCCAGCCTCGCCCAGCGCGGCCTCTGCTTCCGCCCCGCTGCCGGCGACCGCAGCCTTCAGTGCCTCCCAGGCTGCCAGCGGCCGGTCTGCGGCTTCGGTGAGCTTGCCTGCCGCCTCGCGATAGCCCTCGGCGCGCGCGCTCGCCGCCTCGGCCATGGCACCCAGCCCGAGATCTGGGGCGTCGAGATAGCTGCGGGACAGTGCCGCCGAGAAGGCATCGGCCGCCGCCGTGCCTGCTGCCGCGGCGGATCCCGCGAAGGGGTTGTCGATCCGGCCGAGCTGCACCGGATCAAGGATGCCGATCCGGACGCCGCCTTCCCCCACCGCCCAATCCGGCAGCAGATCGAGAGCCCCGTTGAGCCCGGTGATGAAGCCGTTGATGCGGGTGACGACCCCGTTCAGCATTGCCTCGACGCCGCCGATCAAACCATTGGCAGCGGCATAGGCGAACTCGCCGATGGCGCCGGGCAGCTTGCCCCAGATCGCGACCGCCCCGTCATAGGCGCCCTGGAAGATCGCCACCGTCCGGTCCCCGAACTGCACCACGCCGGCGATGGCGCCCTCCAGCGCCGAGAGGGCCGCAGCCGTCAGCCCCTCCCATCCCGCCGCCATCCGGGCCAGTGTCGCATCGAGCGCGAGCCCGATCCGGGACCAGACCTCGGAAGCAAGATGCGCCAGCAGCCGGAAGGCTTCGCCAACCCCGCCCACACGCCGGGCCAGCTCGGCAAACTGATAGACCAGCTCGCCGGCGCCGACGACGAGAGCCCCAATGCCAGTGCGGATCAGCGCACCCCGCAACAGCACCAGCGCCGTGGCCAGCCCGCGCACCGACAGCGCGGCCACGGCCAGCCCGGCGACCCAGCGCCCGGCAAGGAAGGCGGCGAAGGTGGCGGCATAGGAGGTCAGTCGGCCGAGGTTATCGAAGAGGCCGCGAATGGCGATGCCGAGCGGGCCAGACCGGCTGGCGACCGCCGCCATGGCATTGGCCACCGCCTCCAGCGCCGGGGCAGCGGCAACCGCCAGCTGGTTCGACACGCCCTGCCAGATCAGCCCGAGCCGCGAGATCGCGTCATTGGTGCGCTCGATCTGGTCGGCATCCTGCTCGGACACGACGACGCCAAACGCCAGCACGTCCTCGGTCGCCTGGCGCAGCGTGGCGGTGTCGATGCGCGACATGGCGATCGAGCCTTCCTCGCCGAAGAGCTGGCCCGCCACCGCCGCGCGCTCGGCCGCTGGTACGAACTTCTCGATCGCCGCATTGATGGCGCCGACCCGCTGGTCAAGCGGCAGGGCAATCAGCTCGCTGGCCGTGAGACCCAGCCGGTCCAGCGCATCGGCCGCGGGTCCGGTGCCAGACGCGGCCTGGCTCAGACGGCGGGTCAGGTCCTTCGTGGCCTGCTCGATGCCCGACATCGAGACCCCGGCCAGCGCGCCGGCGCGTTCCAGCGTCTGGATTGAGGCCACCGTGGTATCGAGCGATTGCGCGAGCTTGGCCTGCGCGTCGACGGTCTGCAGTCCCGACCGGATCATCGCGGTGCCGGCAGCCGCCGCGGCACTCGTCAGCGCCGCCAGCGCGATACCGGCCCGGCGCGCAAAGCCGGCAAGGCGCGCATTGGCCAGTTCCATCTCCGAGGAGAGCCGGCCGAAGCCCCGGGCTCCGGCCGTGCCGACGCCCTCCAGCTCGGCACGCACCTGGCGCCCGCCGACAGCGGAGAGCCGCACGGAGACGCGCTTGTGTGGATGCCGCTCGGAATGCAAGGACATCGTGAACCTCTTGAACGTGTGATCGAGTGCGCGCTTGTGTCAGGCCTCTGAGATGCGGCTCTTCACATGCGCCGCGGGCCGGGATGGTGGTTCGCGGGCCGGGTCCAAGACTTCTCACCGGGCTCGAAGCCCTACGCGTCTCGCTGGTTTTCCCTGCCCCGATCCGGTCGATCAGTTGTCCATTCAGCTCATGCCTTCCTCACATCCCCGATATCCGGCGAACCGGCAGCGGGCTTACGCCGCCGCCAGGGCCGGATCTCGGTAACTTTCGCCTTTCGTCAGCATCGCCCAGATGCGCCGCGCCATCTTGTTGGCGAGCGCGATGGCCACGAGGATGCGCGGTTTTCTGAGCATCAGCTTTCCCAGCCATGTGTCATTGGGGATGCCGCGCCGACAGGCGCCCACCGTCGCGGCCATGGCGCCGACCACTAGCAATCGCCGGATGTCGTGCTGGCCGGCCTTCGACACCTTGCCCAATCGCGCCTTGCCACCGGACGAGCTCTGTCGTGGCACAAGGCCGAGCCAGGCCGCAAAGTCGCGCCCGCGTCTGAAGGTTTCCATGGGCGGTGCAAAGGACTCGATGGCCATGGCGGTGATCGGACCGACCCCGGGCATTGTCTGCAGCAGCCTGGCCCAGCGGCTTTCCTTCGACAGCTCCGCAATCTGGGCATCAAGCGCGGCGATCTCGGCGCCAAGACTCTCGATCTGGCGCAGGATGCCACGGCAGGCGATCCGCGCGGGTCGGGGCAGATCGCTGGTCTCGTCCTCCAGCACCGCGACCAGCTTCGGCAGATGCTGCAGGCCGACCGGCGCGATGTAGCCGAACTCGTAAAGATGCGAACGCAGTGCGTTCACCAATTCGATGCGCTGCGCGATGACCTTCTGGCGGACGCGGAACACCACGGCGCGGGCCTGCTGCTCGGCGCTTTTGGGTTCGACGAAGCGCATGTGAGGGCGGGTCGCGGCCTCGGCGATTGCTTCCGCGTCGGCTGCATCGTTTTTCTGCCTCTTGACGTACGGCGTGACGTATTGTGGCGAGATCACCTTCACGGAGTGGCCGAGCTTCGCCAGTTCCCGTGCCCAGTAATGCGAGCTCGGACAGGCTTCCATGGCCACCGTGCGCGGCGGCTGCGCTGCCATGAACCGCTGAAACTGCAGACGCGTGAGCTTCTTGCGAAATACGGGCCGCCCGTCCGCCGCGGCCCCGTGCAGCTGGAACACGTTCTTTGCCAGATCGATGCCGATGATGGTAACTTCTTCCATGGATGCCCTCTCCTGTCCTTACTTGTGTTTTCGACACCACAAGCTTGGCACATTGCGATGCCGTCGGGGGAGAGCGGCATCCACCCCATCTTCTCAGTCATTGGGGCGTTCCATCTGTTCGTTGAGCTTCTTGACCATCACCGCCTCAATCACGGGCAGCAGTTCGGCCAGGACGAGGGGCGGCACGCCGAGGGCGGCGCCCAGCGCGAAGGCTGCGGTCAGGTCCCAGCCGAGGATGGCGCCGGGGACCACCCGCAGCTGCCCGCCGAGGCGGCCGGCTAGGTCCCAGACCTGCCAGCCTTCATGCGTCTGTGGTTGGTTCAACCGCGCGGGGCAGTCCGGGCATGTCCCTTCGCAGGCCTCGCAGTAGCGATCGCCCCCGCCGAAGGACCAGTCGGCAAGGGCGCGGAGACGTTTTTTTCCTGGTCCAGCAGCAGGCCCTTGGCGACATAGCTCAGCTGGAACGCCTCGAAGACCGGCCAGATCTCCAGCAGCGCATCAATGGCCTCGGGACCAGGTTCGACGGGATTGCCCTCTGCATCGCCGATGCCCTCCCAGGCCAGCACCGCCCGCCGCGCCAGTGCCTTGGCGAAGGCCACCGCGCGCTGTTCGTCGGAAGCATTGGCCGGCACCGCCTCCACTTCCGGGTCGCTGCGCGTCGCCACCATCAGCGCGGTGGTCAGCGGGCGCAGCTGCAGCCGCAGGCCGGGGGCGAGATCGTGCCAGCGCGGGGCGTTGGTCAGGTCGAGCGTCAGCATTCTCAATACACCTCGATGTCGTTGATCAGGGTCGCCGTGCACATCCGGCCGACGACGCTGTCGCGCGCCGCCTGCCAGTCGAAGGTCGCCTGCACGCCCTGCGGCCCGGAAATCTCGATGCGCGGGCGCGGCAGGTAGACGGCGTGCACGGTGAAGGTGAAGCTCTCGCCCGAGGGCAGGACGTAGGCGAATTCCATCTCGCAGGCCTCGCCGTTGATCGCCTGCGTCACCAGCGTCTGGTCGGCGAAGCGCACCTCGATCCGGCCGGTCAGCGCCGCGATGGAGGGGTCCGCCCCGTCGATACGGCCGTCGCTGCGGATGGTCTCGATCCGGTCGAGGTTGTTGGCGTAGGTGATCTCGGCCGAGACCACGTTGCCGAGTGCCGAGCCGTTGCGCGTGATCGCCCCGTGGAAATGGCCGAAGCGCTTCACCTCCAACGCGGCAGGAGTCCCGGCGCTCGTGGTCGTGCCCACCGTCTCGTCCTGCGCCACCAGCCGCGCCGTCGCGGTCAGCAGCCCCGAGCGCTGCATCTGCCAGGTGATCTGGTCGAGGACGCAGCCGGAATACATCGCATAGCGCGGCACCTCGGGCATGCCGGTCTCGATCGACATAGAGGGCAGCGTCCAGGACCCCGACTGGAACTCGTGAGTGTACGGCGCCTCCGCGCCCGTGGTCGTGGGCGCGCCGAAAGCCGCCTTCAGCCAGAAGCCAAAGGCCTCGGCGTCGAGCGGCACCACGACATCGCCATCGGCCGTCACCGCGTCCTTGATCGGCGCCAGCGGGTCGCGTCCGTAGCCGAGCAGCTCGGAGTTCAGCAGCGGCTGCTCTGCGCCGAGCGAGGTGCTGGCGAAGGGCATGCGGGTGAAGCCGCTCGCAGGCGGCGTTCCATAGGTCGTCTCGAACGCAAGCGCCATCAGCGCCCGCGCCCCTTGGGCTCGTGCCATGTTCGTCTCCTCGGGTTGTCGGGGTCAGGCCAGCGGGTCGGCCGTGGAATAGTGCAGCACAACCGGGATGATGGCTGCCTTCAGGCTGCCAGCGCCCTCCACCGGCAGGTCCACAGGGCGCGGCGCTTCCGCCTCGACCCAGTCACAGAGCCCACCCAGCGTTCGGTCGGCGGCGAGCGCAGCGCCGATGCTGGCGGTCAGCGTGTCGAAGGCGGCGTCACGGTCGGCGCCCTGAACCACCGCCTCGATCTCGGCGCGGTGCTGATAGTGGTAGCGCAGGGGTGAAAGCGTTACCTCGGGCTCCCCCGGCTCGCCATCGCGCAGGATCAGCAGGCCCTCGGCCGGGACGCGCTCGGGCAGCACGTCGCCGCGCAGGGCGGTGGCGGGCAGCGCCGAGAGCCGCGCGTGCAGCGCGGAGAGGATGGTTTCGCGTGGGGTGGGCATGTGCGACTACTATCTTGGCTCTGTCTGAAGATAGCGATTCCAGTGCTTTGCGAACGAGACGAAACCAACCGAGGGAATTATGCTATGCAGGCAAATCATTCACGTATGTAAGCATTTAGGAGCGACAGATGACCTTCGATCTGGTGCAGATAGAGCAACTTGAGTATGCGAAACTCATCGGAGCATCGCTTCTTACAATCGTTTCTTTGATTGTGATCTTGCTATTCTACCGACGCCTAAATAGGCTAGACCCCGCTCTGTTCTATCGGGCTGCCAAATCTATCAGGGAAATATTGGGTAATGAGAGAACTGAGGAGCGGCGTGATGCTGAGCAGATACTAGGGATTCGAACCTCAGATCCTCTCGGGATTGCAAGCTCTGGCATTACAACGATGCATACGCAAGCTCGTCAGGACATGCGTGCCATGAGAAAGGACATTGTCGAGCGAGTAAGACAGGACTGGAAAGATACTAACCGCACTATCGCATTGGTGTTCGTTTCAGCAACGTTATGTTCCGCTGCCGCTCTTTATGCGGTGCTTCTCTTGACGATGGAGAGTCCTGAACAGCCTGACGGCGTCTTCGCAGAAGTCTACGGATTGGTTGGCATAGCAGTAGCAAACGCAATGCTCCTTGGCGCGCTTTCGGATTTTTTCGAATCGATTGGCTTTGAACTGATTTCTGTCAGCTATGAGAAAGGACTGAACATCGTATCGATTAACGTGTTTCTGGCGAGGCTCTCAGCCAACATCATTAGCATTGCATGCGTCATCAAGTATTTTGACTTTCGCCGTGCAGGCAAAGCATTTATGGAAGAATATCAGGGGATGTGAAGGTATTCGATTAGGCAAGCTGCACACTTGCCGCATTCGTTCGCCAGCGATCAAAGCAATTTGCCGTCCACCCAGTTCGCCACAATCAGTCCTGGTACGCTGTCCAGCGCCCGGTCCGCATCCCGCGCCAGGTCCAACCGCTTCGGCAGCTTCACCTGCGGCACGAGCAGGAAGATCGGCGCGGTGACCTTGCCGCGGCCGGTCTTCGACCGCGACACCACCGCCTGACCCTTCGTGTTCAGCCGCCCCTCCGCCACCAGCAGGCTTGGCCCCGTGCGGCGATAGACGAAACGCAGGCGCAGCCCGCGTCGCCGTTCCCATTCACCGGGGGTGATGCGGCCGCCGCGCAGGGACTTGCCCGCCGCGGGCAGCGGGATCGCCAGCCAGAACCCGTCCTTCGAGCGGATCAGCGGCCCCGTGTCATGCGCGCCGACGATCACCGGAGCCTTCGACCAGACCAGCGCCGCGGCGTTCAGGCTTTCGCCCGCCTTCGGGTAGGTCTGGCTCCGGATCGAGTTCGCGAGCCGTCGCCCGAGCCCGGCGCCTGTGATCTGGCCGCGCCAGGCGGTCTTCAGCCCGGTCCCGGCTTCGCGCATGGCTGCAGTGACGGCCTTCTCGCCGGCCTTCACCTCTGCCGCCATGGCGGCGACGAGGTCCGGCGTGATGTCGAGTTTCAACTTCATGCCGGCCGCAGGTCCACGGTCCAGACGAGCCGCTCCCGGTCGCGGACGGGCTCGCCCTGTATGAGGAAGGCCTCGCCGTCGATCTCGATCCGGTCGCCGGGGCGCGGGCTCGTCACCTCGGCGAGGCGCAGGTCCAGCCGGGTGGTTTCCGACCAGATGCGCGCCTCGCCGAAGCCGGTGACATCGTCCGGCCGGCGCAGGATCGCGCGGACCAGCACCGGCGCGCCGCCCTCGGCGGTGTAGATCACGTCGCGCGCGAGATGCGCGTCCGCGAAGAGCGCATCGACGGCGGCGGCAAAAGCAGTCATCAGGTTCGCCGGGCCGAGCGCAACACCTGCGGCCGGGTGCAGATCGGCAGCGGGTTGCTCTCGATCTCGAGCCGCACCCATTCGTCGCGATCCCGGTCGGGGATCGTCCGGGCGTAGAGCGGCTGGCCCAGCGTGTTGACCGTCTCGAAGGTGTCGGCGGGGGCGTAGTAGATCTCGAAGAGCCCCTCGATGCCCTCGGGATAGAAGAACGCCTTGTCGGTCGGGACCGTGAACCCGACGCCGCCACGGTAGCGGCGGAAGGTGATGCCGCCGAAGCTGACCTCGTCCGCCACGCGACCGCGCAGATCGGCTGCGGCTGCGGTGTTGAGGTAAGTCTCCCGTACCTCTTTGTGGGCGACGAGATCGGCGAAGAAGGCCGAGCCGCATTCGGCGCGGACCTGCACGGCGCCGGCCGAAAGCCCGCCCATCGAGTCCTCGACACTCTCGATCAGCGCCTGGCAGCGCTTGCGGAGCGCCCCGGAGGCCGGGCTTGCGTTGTCGAGGTCGAAGTCGATCTCGGCCGTGGGCGAGATGCCGAACTCGGTGAAGTAGTTCACGACCGTGGCGTGGTCCTTCGGGTCCTTCACCAGCCCCTGGATGCCGTTCAGCAGGTGGTACTCGAAGGTGGTCTCGGCGTCCTGGCGGAGCTTCCTGAGCCGGTAGGCCACTTCGGTCTGCACCTGCTGGGTAGCACTCTCCGAGCCGAAGTCGCGGACGGACTGGATCTCCGAGGCCCAGAGCACGTCCTGCTTCTTGAACTGGCGGCAGACGAAGGCGCGCATCTCGCGCCGGTCGGGCACCTGCTGTTCGTAGGCCGAGCCGCGCTCGGAGAACGGGATCAGCGAGAGTGTGCCATCGCGGCTCTCGATCACCACGGTGCGCGAGCGCACGCCGCGCGGGCTGAAGAGGTTCGAGCCCGAGAGCAGCGCGGGCTTGTAGGGGATGTTCTCGAGTGCGCGGGTGAGCTCGACGATGGTGAAGGCATCGCCTTCGAAGATGTCCATGGTGGCCATGAGGATGCCTCCTGTCATGAGCGCGCCCAGCAAAAGTGGACGCCGGTTTTGCGTCCGGGCGCGCGTGGAAAAGGAATTGGATCAGCGGACGAGGATGCCCGCGGCGAGAAGCGCCGTGTGGGCGGCCGCGATCTCGGCCTCGCTGGGCGTGCCTGCGAAGACGAGGTCGTGGCGGTTGACGATGGCGGGCCCGCGGACGAGGGCGACGGCCGGCGCGTCGCCGGCGCTCGCATCCGCCTTGCCCCAGAGCACCGCGACGGCGGTCTCGGTGCCGTCGACGGCGGCGGGATCGTGGGCGGCGTACTTGCCCGAGGCGGTGATCCTGCCCAGCACCGTGCCGGGCTCGAGCGAGCCGGCGGCGACGGTGGTCGTCTCGCGGGTGTAGTCGCGGAAGGCTTCCCAGACGAGGAAGCCGCCGGGGTGTTTGCCTTCGGTGAGCGTGGTCATGGTGTCATCCTTTCACTTTGAAGGTGCGGGCGACGATCTCGCCCCAGGGGCGCGCGGCCGAGGACCGACCGGGCTGCGGGTGGTGCGGCGCGATCTCGGGCTCGGCTCCGGCCTTGGCCGCGAGAAGCGCGGCGCGCACCTCGTCGAGACTGGCGTCCTGTTCGAGGAAAGGGCCGGCCATCTGAGGCTGGCCCGCGAGCCGGCAGAGATCGACCACGGCCCGGGCATGCCCGATAGCCTCGGCCCGGATCGCAGCGGGATCGGGCGGCGCACCGCTCGGTGGTGGGGTTTCGGCGGGCGGCTCCGAGGCGTCGGAGGCGGCGGCCTGATCGTCTTCGGTGTCCGCTACCTGATCCGTTTCGTCGATGGCCTCGGTGCTGGCACCGTCGGTGTCGTCGTCGTGCTCCGGCTCCGTTTCGATGGCGTCGATCAGCACCGGCGGCGCATTGCGGAAGCGGCCGATGTCGAAGCGTGCGGCGATGCGGACAGGCTCGATCAGTCGGTCGGCGAAGCCCTGCGCGACGGCGTCCGACGCGTCGAACCAGGTCTCGGCGGCCATCAGCGCGGAGACCTCCTCCGGCGTCCGGCCGGATTTCGCGGCGTAGCCGGCGACGAGGCTGCCCTTCACCTTGTCGAGGGCGTCCGCCATGGACCGCATGTCCTCGGCCGTGCCCATCACGAGGCCGGCGGGGTCGTGGATCATCAGGAAGGCGTTCTCGGGCATGACGATCTCGTCGCCCGCCATCGCGATGTAGGAGGCGGCGGAGGCGGCGATGCCGTCGATCCAGACCGTGACCGGGCCCTCATGGCGCTTCAGCGCGTTGTGGATCGCCACCGCATCGAAGACCGATCCGCCGGGGCTGTTCAGCCGCAGATCGACGGGCGTGCCCTCGGGCAGCGCGCCCAGTTCGGCGAGAAAACCCTTCGCCGAGACCCCGCAGGCGCCGATCTCGTCATAGATCGCCACTTCCGCACCGGTCCCCCGGGCGCGGATCGCATACCAGCTTGCCATGTCGTCACTCCTGTTCGGTGGCCGGATCGGTCGCGTCGGCGCCGTCGTCCTTGTCGTTGCCTGCGCCAGCGCCCGGGTCCGGCCGCGTCGCGGGCGTCGCGCGAGCGCCCTGCGTCTCTCCGGGCTCGTGCGGTAGCGCAGGCCGAGACCTGTCGCGCGCGCGGCGTCGGCCGCGTTCTCGCGATCGATTTCCTCGATGTCGTAGCCGGTCGCCTCGACCACCTTGCGTCGCGAGGTGATGCCGGCCTCCATCGCCAGGACCTGCGCCTGGATGTCCTTCAGCGGATCGACCCAGTCCCAGCGCGGCGGGATCCATTGCACCGGTCGCACCGTCGCGGGATCGGCATCGAGCGCGCCAACGAGCACCGCCGTCTCCAGCCAGCGCTGCCACACCGCGCGGCAGAGCTGGTGCACGATCACGCCGTGCTGCAGCTGGCCGATGCGGCGGCGGAACTCCACGAGTTCGGCGCGCAGGGACGAGTAATTCGCCTGCCGGACATCGCCGGTGACGAGATGATAGGGCAGCCCAAGCGAGGCCGAGACCGCCAGCAGCGTGCGGTACTGGAACGCCTCGTAGCCGCCGCCGACATCCGCCGGGGACGAGAACTTCACGTCCTCGCCCGGCAGCAGCACCTGCATCGTGCCGGGCTCGAGGCTCGCGATGGCCGCGCCGTCGAGATCCGCCTCGGCCTCTCCCATCATGGGCTCTTCGGGCGCGGTCTTGGTGATGAAGCCCGCGAACATCGCCGCGGTCTTCTTCCGGTCGAGCTCTGCGTCGTCGTACTGGTCGAGCAGGAACAGCCGCACCATCGCCGGCGCGATATGCGGCAGCCCCCGGATCTGGCCCGCGTCGATGGGGCGATAGATGTGCAGCACGTCCGCCGCCGGCACGCGCACCGTCTCCGGGATGACAGCTCCCTGGTCGGTGCCGTCACCCGGATGCCGGCGGCGGAAGTGGTAGGCCACGCGTCGCCCGATCGCATCGAACTCGATCCCGCAGCGGATGCGGTTGCCGTTGGCCGCAGTCTCGGTCTTCTCGAATGGCAGCATTTCCGACTGGAGAAGCTGCAGCTGCAGCGGCACCAGCAGCCCGTCCTCGGCCCGGCGCGGGCGCAGCCGGACGAAGCACTCGCCCGCCACGAACATCTCGCGCGCGACCATGGCCTGCAGGCCGTAGAAGTCGGTCAGTGCGTCCGCATCGGCCTCGTCGGTCCAGGCGAGCCAGAGCCGCTGGACCCGGTCGCGGAGATCCCCGTCCCCGATCAACGAGGACGGCTTGATCCCGTCGCCGACGAGGTTCGCGGCGAAGGCCTCGCAAGCATTGGCGGCATAGCCGTTGGTCACGACCAGTTCGCGGGACCGTGCCAGGAGCCGCGGGCCGCCCGAGGCGACCAGCGCGTTGATGTTCTCGAGCGGCGGGTTCCAGCCGCGCAGCCGGCGCTTCGCCATCGCACCTTCGAGGCGGGCGCGCACGGCAGCGGGGCCGCCGGTGGACCGGCGGCGGAAACGGTCGAAGATGCCCATGGCGTCAGAGCCCCTTCGCCGTCGTCACGCGCAGCTGCCGGACGATCCGCCGTCCCTCGGCTGCGGCGATCTCGCGGTCCAGCGCCTCGATGGCCCGGTCGATCTCGGCCACGCTGCGGTAATCCACGCTCTTGCCGTCATAGCTGACCCGAGCGACGCCGGAGGCGCGCTGAGACGAAAGAGCCTCGCGGCGATCAATAAGGTCTGCAATTGTGGGCATCAGTTCGCTCCGGAAACTTCAGGAGGCATTGCATGATGAGCGCTCCATCGGAAATCCAAGCCCTTCGCGACCGTTCGTCGGTTGGATGGCTTCGCGAAAGAGATATCGATCTCCTTCTATGCGCCGAACTACATGCTGCAGGACCTTTGAGGGATCGTTTCGCAAGTCTCTGGCCGAATGACCAAGTGCAATTCGTTGGTGCGTGGGTTTCTCACACTGAGATCAACGGTGAGACTGACCTTGTGGTCGAGTTTCAAAGCAGTGTCTCCCATCACGTCGTGTTTGTTGAGAACAAGATCGCTGCGAATTTCCAGCCGAACCAAGCCACGCGATATGCCGAACGAGCAGCCCGTTGGCGCCGGAACGCAAATGTCAAAGTCAGGACCGTCTTGATATGCCCACGCGAGTACCTTTTGCGACCCACGAGTGAGGAATTCGATGCGACGATTACCTACGAAGACTTGATTGAAGCGCTTCGCAGCTCGCGCGACGAACGCTCAATTTTTCTTGCGCGGGCATTGGCGGACGGTATTGACTCTTACCGTCGAGGCTATGTGGCTATTCCCGATCAGGCAGTGACCAGCGTTTGGGAGACCATTTGGCGCACTGCGTTAAGTGATCATCCGTCCCTCAACATGGAAAAACCCGCCGAAAAACCCGGAAACTCCGGATGGGTCTACTTCCGTCGACCGAGTGGTTTCATGGAAGCCGACACGAAACGTTGCGTGATTGTCTACAAGGCGAGTCGCGGTCAAGTGGATCTCCAGTTCAAATCGATGACCGCTTCACAGCTTGAAGGCCTAGTCGGCGCCTTGATCGAACCTGATATGTCTGTCGTCAAAGCGAGCAAGTCAGCGAGCGTTCGGGTTCTTGTTCCAGACATCGATTTTTCTTCAGCTGCAGAGCCCCAAATCGAATCCATCTGCATCGGTCTTCATCAAGCCGAAAGGTTGCGACGGTTCTTTCTAGATAAAGGCGTCAGCGATCGGCTCCGATCATCTCATCCCATGTAGTTCGAACGCACCGTGCGCCGGCGCGGCATTGGTCGTGTCTGGACGGATGGCGCCGTTGCCGCACCGGCCTCGGGCAGGTCCGACTTCGCCACCCCGAGCTGCGCTTCCAGATCGGCCCAGCGTGCTTCGGGCCAGCGATCTGCCCCCAGGATCCACGCGGCCGCGCGGGCATAGACCCGGGTATCCAGCGCCTCGTTGCGCTCGCGGAGCTTCTGCCATTCGAGCCGCGTGAAGCCACGCTTGCCCTTCACCGTCACCAGCTGCTCGGCGGTCAGCTGCTTGAGCCATTCGCCATCCGCCCAGCCCGGCAGGTGGATCGTGCCGGGCGGGCACAGAGCGCCCACCGCCTGTTCCTCCCTCGTCGGCCGGTCCTGCCGCAGGAAGCGATAGGTCTCGGCCTTGAAGGTCGAGGTGGCCACGGTCCAGAGCCGGGCCCCGCGCCGGAGCCGCTTGCCGGCGACGGTGGCGTCGACATAGGTCGGCCCAGTCACTGGGCTCGTGCGGGTGAACCCTTCGACTCCCTTCACCGGCGCCACCTGCGTGAACCCCACCTTGCGCGACCAGGCATAGACCGCGCTCGTCTCGTAGCCAGTGTCGAGCGCGAGCCGGGCGAGCATCATCTGCTGACCCGACGCATGCGTCCAAGTCCGTCCCAGCAGATCCGTCAGCTGCTGCCAGCAGGCCTGATCACCGGGGCCGCCCTCGAGCACGAGGTGATCGACGAGCCAGCTTTCCAGCCCGCGGCCCCAGGCCCAGACGTCGACCTCGATCCGGTCCTTCTGCACGTCCGCTCCAGCCGTCAGGAACAGACCGCGCTCAGGCACCGTGCCCGGCGCCCATGTCTCGCGCCGGTCCGCCAGCCGCTGCCAGTCGGGCGCCTCACCGGTCTCCATCCAGGTCTCGCCGAGGATGGTGTTCCGGAACGCCCGCATCGCCTCGTCGCTGCCCCGTGCCGCCTCGTGCGCTCGCGCGATCCGCTGCCAGCTGAGCCAGCCCACCGGCGAATAGAGCGCCGAGAGGTGGTAGCCGACCGTGGTCGGATCGGTGGCGGTGGCGGTCGCGCGCCATTCGCCGTCCTCCAGCATGGCCGTCTTGTGGTGCTCCGCGATGGGCGTCTCGCAGCCCTCGCAGTGATACTCCGCCGTCTCCGGCCGCCCCTTCTCCCAGCGCAGCCGCTCGAAGCGCAGCCATTGCATCGCGGCGCAATGCGGGCACGGCACGAAGAACCGGCGCTGGTCGGATGCCTCGAACTCCCGCTCGATCCGGGAGAGCCCCCGGATCGTAGGCGTCGAGACCAGGAAGACCTTGCGCCGATGGGCGAAGGTCAACGACCGGGCCTCGGCCAGCGTGACCGGGTCGCCTTCCTCGTCGGCCGAGGCCGGATAGGCGTCGACCTCGTCGAGGAAGATGTACCGCGCCGGAGTGGACCGCAGTCCGACCGCCGAGTTCGCGCCCGTCATGATCAGGATGCCGCCGGCAAACTCCTTCGACAGCATCGTGTTGCCCGCATCCCGCGAGCGGGCGGGCTTCACCCGCTCCCGCAGGTCCGGGCTCTCGTCGATCAGCGGATCGATCCGCTGGCGCGAGTTGCGCTTGGCCAGTTCCACGGTCGGCTGGACCGCGAGCATCGGCCCCGGCGCCTGGTGGATCACGAAGCCGATCCAGTTGTTGCCGGCCTCGGTCGCGCCAACCTGCGCGGCCTTCATGAACACGATGCGCTGGGTCGGATCGCCGGGCGAGAGCCGGTCCATGATCTCGCGCATGTAGGGCGTGCGCGCGGTCCGGTACTGCCCCGGCTCGGCCGAAGCCCGCGAGGCGAGTTTCCGGTGAAGGTCCGCCCAGCTGGAGACGGTCAGATCCGGGTCGGGACGCAGGCCCCGCGACCAGGCGCGGATCAGCGCGGCGGCGCCGTCGAACCCGATGACATCGTTATCCAAGCCCGGGTCGGATCTCCGCGAGGCTGTCGAGCTGGGCGCGGACATGGGCCTCCAGAACCTTCTGCATCAGCGCCGCCTCCACCTCGCACGCGTCCCCCAGCGCCGCGGTGAGCTCCGAGGCCATCAGCGCCGCGACGCGCGCCGGCCAGGTCACCCACGCATCGCGTTCGTCGCGCGCGAGCCGGAACATCAGCGTCTCCGCCCGGGCGCGGTCGACCAGTTCCCCCTTCAGCTTCTGCAGCCGGATGCGCCGCTCCTGTGCCTTCAGCACCTCGTTCGCGGTCTTGGCCTGCAGGAAGGTCGTACCGCCGCCGACGGCCGGGGCGGACAGCCCCTGTTCCCGTAGCGTGTCGCCGACGGCGGCGACGGCGGCCTCGGGCACGGGTTTCAGCTTCGGCGCGGGCGGCTTGCGGGTCTTCGACGGGTCGGTCGTCTCTGCACGCCGCTTGTCCGAAGCCGCGGCGTCGATGCTGCCATCCTCGTGCAGGACGAGCCGGCCGGCGGCCTTAGCCTTCTGGATCGCGCCGCGCGACAGCCCGACATTGGCGGCGTACTGGCGCTCGCTCATGCCCTGCATCGACGGCTCCGATTATCATTCGAAATCATGTGCTTATCGAGTTGATAAGCGCGGCGGACAGAGGGAACGTCACTCCAACGAAGCGATGCAACTCACCAAGGAGCCACCACGATGACCACCCGCCTGAACCCGATCACCACCCCGCGCCACGAACTCCGCGCCGAGAAGGCGCGCCGGAACAAGGAAGCCGCGCTCGCTGCCTTCATCGGCAAGAAGGCCGAGATCGACGAGATGCTCGCCCGGCTGCAGGCGCTCAGCGACGACCATTTCAACTGCCACCCGGACGAGGCGGGCTGGGCCATGGTCGGCACCCTCGAACACTACGCCAGCCTCCTGAAGCGCATCACCGACAGCGCCTTTGGCGAGGGCGAGCACGCCCGCTGAACTCCGGCGCTGCCGGAACTCCCGCCGCGCGCCCTGCGCGGCTCGGGGTCGTAGAAGGCGCCGCATGACGCGGGCCTCGAACACGGAGACCCCAGATGACCAAGCTTTCCGATACCCAACTCGTGATCCTCAGCGCTGCCGCGCAGCGCGAGGACCGCATCGTCCTGCCGCTCCCCGGCTCGCTCCGCGGCGGCGCCGCGGCCAAGGTGGTCGGCGCGCTCCTCTCCCGCGGGCTGATCGCCGAGACCACGACCGACAGCCAGACCAAGGCGGACGCCGCGCTCAACCGCATCTGGCGCAACGACGAGGACGGCCGCGCTATCCTCCTGCACATCACGGACGCGGGCCTCGGCGCCATCGGCGTCGAGCCGGAGAGCGGCGACACTGCGCCCTCGGACGCCGACGCGGCGCCGAGCGCGGAAGCCCCGCAGAACGCCCCCGCCGAGGCAGACCGCGCACCCAAGGCGCGCACACCGCGCACGGGCACGAAGCAGGCGAAGCTGATCGAGATGCTCCGCGCCGATGGCGGCGCGACCATCGACGAGATCGTCGCCGAAACGGGCTGGCAGCCGCACACTGTCCGCGGGGCCTTCGCCGGCGCGCTCAAGAAGAAGCTCGGGCTCGAAGTGACCTCCGAGAAGGTCGAGGGCCGCGGGCGGGTCTACAGCCTGCCCAGCGACTGACGCCGCAGAGCACCACGGCTCGACGCCGCCGTCCCGCTCGGGGCGGCGGCTCTCATCTCAGCGATCCGTTTTCCGCAACACGCTGTACTGGAAGCTCTGACGATTGCCCTTCGGCGTGATGTGCATGTGGCGTCGTGCGTCCAGCGTCTCGAACCGGCCCGGCAGCAGCCTGTCGAGTTCCTGCGCCAGCGCCTCGGGCGCATAGCGCACCACGGGCAGGCCCGAGCATTTTTCCGGTCCATCGTCCGCGAAGGTCGCGATGATCGCGATCCCACCCGGGCGCAGGGCAGCCGACAGCGCGCGGGCGTAACCGGCACGGTCCTCGGCCGCGGTCAGAAAGTGGAATACCGCACGGTCGTGCCAGACGGCGTAGGTCCGGTCCGGCTCCCACCTCGTGATGTCCGCCTTGATCCAGGCAACGTCGTCGCCCCGAGCGCCGAGACGCTGCCTGCTGACCGCCAATGCGGCGCCCGACAGGTCCAGCACGGTGAGAGGGCCAAACCCCTCCTCGAGCAGGACATCGACGAGACGCGATGCGCCGGCGCCGATGTCGATGAACGGCTCACCCGGATGAAGACGCGCACGGACAAGTTCGAGCGACAGAGCGGGCGTGGCCTCGAACCAGGTCAGTTCGTCTTCCGACCTCGCACCATAGACCCCGTTCCAAAGCTCTTGTCCGCCCGACATTCGCTCGGTTCCTTCCTCTGGAAGCGAGTGTATTTCACCGGACGAGCAGGAGTCACCTTCATTCCGTCATTCAGCGACTTGGACTCACGGATGCGGATCGCCTCGAAAAGCCGCCGTAGCGCGAAGGACCGCGCGATGCTCACCACCGTGAACACCGCGCCCATCTTGAGGTTCTGCGCGAGCGTCGTGTGCAGCCCGAAGACCGGGAAGATCAGGATCTGCGTCACGACGGCGACGCCGTAGCCAACCGCTACGTTTGCGATAGCCTCAACCAGCGACATGGCCCGGCTCTGCTTCATGCCACGTTCTCATCCATCGGCCAGCAACTCAGCTGCGAGAGTTCGGAGCGCATGCGCCGCGACCAGCGGGACCACTCCGTTGCCACAGAGCCGAAGCCGGTCCACCCGGTGGGCCAGCCCATCAGCGCCTCGACGAATGCTGGGTTCAAGATTCCATGGGCGGTGGACCGCGACCTGCGCTCTGGCAGAGTGGGGTTGCTCATACACCCATCTGCACAGGAGACAGCCATGAACAAGCCTTCCCCCGCGATCATCACGCCAGCCGCGATCCGCACCGATCTTGGCGCGATTTTTGTCTCGTTGGAACTCAGCCGATCACGTTGGGTCGTCACGTCGCTGTCGCCCGGCGGCGCCGAGAAGATGTCGAAGCACAGCGTGCCGGGCGGCGATCTTGCAGGTCTCATGGACCGTTTCCGGCTTCTCGTTGCGAAAGCGAAGGCGCGCACAGGACAGGATTTCCCGATCGTCACCATTCAGGAGGCGGGCCTCGACGGCTTCTGGATCCACCGCGCGCTGGTGAAGGAGGGCATCGAGAGCCATGTCGTCGATCCGGCCTCGATCGCGACCTCGCGCAGGCGGCGGCGCGCCAAGACCGACAGGATCGACGGCGAGGCGCTGGTGCGGGCGCTGTTGGCCTTCAAGCGAGGAGAGCCGCGGGTCTGTGCCATGGTCCGGGCCCCGTCGCCCGCAGAGGAGGACGCGCGCCGGATCATGCGCGAACGCAAGACCCTGACCGGCGAGCGAGTTGCGCATGTCAACCGCATCAAGGGGCTCCTGTTCGCGCAAGGCGTGAGCGGATACGAACCGCTGCGGCGCGATCGTCGCAAGCGGCTGGAAGAGCTGCGAACCGGGGACGGTCGGGAACTCCCGCGGCATCTGACGGCACAGATCCTGCGCGAACTCGATCGGCTGGAGCTGCTGCTGGCGCAGATAAAGGCGGTCGAGGCCGAGCGCGACGCCGAACTGGCGCAGGCCCGCGAGGACGCGCTGCCCGCCTCGGCCGCGCGGCTGCTGGAGATCAGGGGGATCGGCCCTGAATTCGCCACGCTCATTTGGTCGGAGGGGCTCTATCGTCACTTCGACAACCGACGGCAGGTCGCCGCCTATGCGGGCCTGGCGCCGACGCCGTGGCAGAGCGGCGCGGTCGACCAGGAACAAGGGGTGTCGAAAGCCGGCAATCCGCGGCTGCGCACCACGATGATCCAGCTGGCCTGGCTCTGGCTGCAGCACCAGCCGTCATCGGCGTTGACGCAGTGGTTCCGCGACAGGGTCGCGCATCAGGGTGGCCGCTCGCGCAAACCCGCCATCGTGGCGCTGGCGCGAAAGCTGCTGGTCGCACTCTGGAAATACGTCGCCACGGGTGTCGTGATCGAGGGCGCCGCGATGAAACCCGCCTGAGCCTGATACCCTCCTTTCCGAAATTCGACGGGGCCCGATCAGCCTCGCCGGATCCGGGTGGATGAACCGGGCCGGATCCTGGTCTGAAAAGAGCCGTGTTCAAGATTGGTCTCATCCGCCCGAGCCCAGCCCGCCGCAAGCGGAATTCTGGACCGCGCCGACCGCCCGACAGGGTGCCTGCGCGACCGTATGTGAGGTTGATCGTGCCCGGGACCGGGCCGCGTCATGCATTCGGGCTCGGACCTCGGATCCTGAAACACAAGGAGCACCATCATGTGACCGCCAACCGTTGACATCGAAATGCCCATGTGAGGTCTGGCGCACATCGCAGGTATCGCTCCCAGCCATCGGCGTCACCAGGACCTGGCGGCCAAGCAGGCCGTTCACCGGCGTGTTCGCCAAGGTCGTCGCTCCATCCTTGTGATCCCGCGCTGTCGGCGTCATCCACATCCCCGCCGCATGGGTCAGGTCGGCCGTCTTGCGGTTGCCCGCGCTCCGCTTGCAGCCGTCGTTCGCCATTGGCGTCGGCCAGTCGCGCGCCATGCGGTCCAGACCCTTTTCGTCCTTCCGCTCGCCGCCCCGACTGCGGAAGCTGTCGATCTGCGGCGTGGGCCACATCGCGGCCGTCGTCGCGAGGTTCATGCCGTGCTGACCCGCTGCCTGCGACGGCGTCGGCTTCGTCTGCCGGTTCTCGTTGGCGCTGGCCCTCGGCGTCGGCCAGAGCCGCAGCAGTTCCGTCCGGTTCCCGCCACTCGACCGGGTGCCAGAGCAGGCGCGTGGGGTCGGCCAGGTCGTCCCCTTGGCGGATGGCGAGGATGAAGAGCCGCTCGCGTTTGTGGGGCGCGCCAACCTCCGCCGCCGTGAAGAGGCCTGCCGCAAGGCGGTAGCCCATGCCGACCAGTCCGCTGGCGACTTCGGGGAAGCCGAGGCGGAGATGATGGGCGACATTCTCGAGGAAGACGAAGGGCGGTTCAACCTCGGCGATGATGCGGGCGACATGCGGCCAGAGGTGGCGTGGGTCGTCCGCGCCCCGGCGCTTTCCCGCGACCGAGAACGGCTGGCACGGATAGCCCGCAGTGACGATGTCCACCGCGCCGCGCCATGGGCGGCCGTCGAAGGTTCCAACATCGTCCCAGACAACAGCCTGATCCAGGGACGCGTCTTCCATCCGCGCCACGAGAGTGGCTGCGGCGAAGGTTTCCCGTTCGACATGGCCCACAGCACGATATCCGGGGATGGCGATGGTGAGCCCGAGATCGAGCCCGCCTGCGCCGGAGCAGAGGGAGAGGCCGAAGAGGCATGCGTCTCCGGCTCCGGAAGTGTCTCCGGAGGAAGGTAAAGCCAGGTCATGCATGTCACGCGGCGGTCTGGCGCTTGCGCGCGGGTTCGGCGTCCGTTGCTGGGGCATCGGCCGAGGCGTCGGCGTCGTCGCCCAGCCGCTCGGTCCTCACCTGCGCGAAGGTCCGACCATCGCCATCGAGGATCGCGCCGCGGCCGGTTTCGGCCTGCCAGCGTTCCACGGCGACATCGACATAGGCCGGGCTGATTTCCATTGCGAAGACGCGGCGGCCGTTGGCCTCGCCCGCCATGATCTGCGATCCGGAGCCGGAGAACGGCTCATAGCAGAGGCCGCCCCGCGCCACATGCTGGCGCATCGGGATGCCGAAGGCGTCGAGCGGTTTCGGCGTCGGATGGTCGGGCCGGTCGTCCTTGGCGAAGCTAGGCAGCGCCCATGTCGATGGCAGCGTTTCCTCGGCCACCTTCGGCGGACGGTTGGGGCGGCGCCAGCCCATGAAGCAGGGCTCGTGTTTCCAGAGGTAATGGGAGCGGGTCAGAACCCCGCGGTCCTTCACCCAGATGATCTGTTGATGGACGAAGGCGCCCGCCTTTTCCCAGCAAGCCTCCAGCATCGCCTGGCGGCGCGAGGCGTGCCAGCAGTACCAGGCCGCATCCTCGGAGATCGCTTCGGCCACGGCCGCCGCGATGAACCCGTCGTAGAGGTCCGCGCCCTGCGAGGAGTCGTCCCACGTGGTGCCATAGGACGCGGACCAGTCCTTGTTGCGGGTCGGATGGTTCGAGCCATCATAATCGACGAGATACGGCGGGTCGGTGGCGAACAGGATCGCCCGTTCGCCATTCATCAGGCGGCGCACATCGGCCGCGCTGGTGCTGTCACCGCAAAGCAGACGGTGATCGCCGAGGATCCACAGATCGCCGGTCTGCGAGGCAGGATTGCGCGGCGGCTCGGGGATGGTCACCGGGGGCACGGAGCCCCCGGCGCCACCTTCTTCACCGTCGTCTTCCGCGACGTAGGCCAGCAGCCTGTCCAACTCACCGTCGGAAAAGCCGACCAGCGACAGGTCGAAATCCTCGGCCAGAAGGTCGTTCAGTTCGGCCGACAGCAGCGCCTCGTCCCAGGTCCCGAGTTCCGTCAGCTTGTTGTCCGCGATCCGGTAAGCCCGGCGCTGCGCCTCGGTCAGATGCCCGAGCACGATCACCGGCGCTTCGGTCAGCCCCAGCTGCGTCGCGGCCAGCACGCGGCCATGGCCTGCGATGAGCTCGCCGTCCTCCGCCACGAGGCACGGCACGGTCCAGCCGAACTCGGCCATGCTGGCGGCGATCTTCGCGACCTGGTCCGCGCCATGCGCCTTCGCGTTCTTCGCGTAGGGCTGGAGGCGCGACAGCGGCCACGTCTCGATCGCGTCCGGGGCGAAGCTCAGCGTCATGGTGGGCAAGGTTCCTCGGTCGGGTGGATGCCGGTGGCTTCCGGACTCCGGATGCCGGGCCGGACTCCAAGCGGAGTCCAGCGGCCACCAGCGGTGTCCGGTCGAAAGGTCAGCGTTCATTGGTGCTTGCGCGGGGCGCGCGTGGCTCCGGCTTCCGGGTGGCTTCCCAAAAATCCGGCCCTGACGCTGGCGAAGTTCCGCGCTTCGCCCGCCAGCATACGAATATCGCCAGGAAGGAACCAGATATCAGTGGGTTAGCTCGATGGACCCCGGTTGGGCCCCTTTCTGGACCCCGGAAGCCAGCAGCGCGATGTCTGCTGCGCGCGCCTCTCCCGAGTATATCGCAATGAATAGCCTTTCGGTCGCAATCCGTCTCGTCGTCCGGTGTCTCACGGGAAAATGTCTCATGCACGCTCAAGGGCTTGACAGTCCGGTCTTGAACATCGTTGCCGAACCACCACCTTTCCGGTATGATTTCCGGAAATGGAGGGCAGCATGGCCAACACCGATCCATCCCCCGTCACCGCCTGGCGTCAGCGCCGCCAGCGTCAGGGCTTCGTGCGCGTCGAGGTGCAGGTCCGCCGCGAGGATGCGGGGCTGGTGCGCGATGTCGCCTCTGCTCTTGGCGACCCTGCGCGCGAGGCCGAGACCCGGGCCATCCTGCGCGAACGGGTATCTCCGGTGCGGGCGGGTGGCTTGAAGGCGCTGCTGGCGGCGGCACCTCTGGACGGCATCGACCTTGATCGCCCGCGCGACTTCGGACGCGAGACCGCCTTTTGAGTTTCCTGATCGACACCAACATCATCTCCGAGGTCCGCAAGGGCGCACGCTGCAACCCCGGCGTCGCGAAGTGGTGGGCCGAGGTGGCGGAGGGCGACCTCTGGCTCAGCACGCTGATCCTCGGCGAGATCCGTAAGGGGGTTGAACTGGCGCGCCGCCGCGACCCGGACAAGGCATCGGTGCTGGAGGCGTGGCTGGGCGAGGTGGTCTCGGGCTTTGGTGATCGCCTGCTGCCGGTGGATGCGGCCGTTGCGGACGAATGGGGCCGGATGAGCGCCATCCGCCCTGTGCCGGTGATCGACGCGCTGCTGGCGGCGACCGCGAAAGCGAATGGTCTCACACTGGTGACACGGAACGCGGCGGATGTTGCAGGGCTCGGGGTCGAGGTGCTGAATCCGTTCGCAGATTGAACATGCCGATCAGGGTGCAGTCGTGGCCACCACGAACGCCATCGATCGCTTTCCGGGCACCCGCTTTCCGTTCAGCCGCCAGACGATGACCGCGATGCCATACTGCCAACGCCGGTTGGCAGTAGCGCGGCTGATGCCGAGTTCCCAGCAGATCGGCTTCCACGGTGTCCGGTTGGCTCGCAGCCATAGGAGGCGGGCATCGTCGGGATCCAGCCAGCGTAGCCAAAGCATCGTCTCCTCGGCTTGCGTGATCTCGCGCGGGCTGGGCCTTGGCCGCCGCTTCTGAGGCTGTTGGCCGACCTTGTCTGCGAAACTGTGGAAGTATTCGGGCCAGGCATTGAAGTAGCCCTGCGGCTTCACCTCGGGCAGCATGCTGAACACGTCTGCGGCGCTTTCGAGCCGCGCGTCGACCGTCGCTGGCGTCCAGTCACCCATTGGCGGCCTCCCGGCTCTCGGCGCGTCGACCATAGAGTTTATCGCCCAGTTGGCGGACCAGTTCGCGTTCGGGCCAAGTCAGCCGGGGGTCGTCGACAGAGACCGCGAGCAGACCTTGGTCATGCCAACCGTCTTGCTTGACCTGCTCAGGGTCACGGCGCGTGCCGCCATAGCCTCGGGGGTGCCACCTCATGCGACGCCCCCGTTGGTCTCGATGGCCCAGAGAAGGATGGCGATTGCATCGGCTTCGTTGTCGTCAGCGGGCGAAAACCCTTTGGCCTTGGCTGCCGCGATCATGGCCTCTTTCGGCGCATTCCCCTTGCCAGTGGCATGTCGCTTGATGGTGCCGACTGGCACGCCCTGATACGGCACGCCTCGCAGTTCGGCCCAAGCCGTTAATGTCGCCATCAGTCCGCCATAGATATGGGCCGCATCGGTGCCCGCGTGCCGCCGCACCTCTTCAAACCAGATGGCTGAGATCGGGCCGGAGAGACGGTCGATTTCGCCCAGCCAGTTGGTGAAGCGCAAATAGCGCATGCCGCCGCCGTCGAAGCGGCCCGGCCGGAAGCTCGCAGTGCCGCTGGTGATCAGACCATCATGGCCGCGCAGGGCCCAGCCGGTGGTAGTGCCCAGATCAAGGGCAAGGATGCATGAAGCGGAAACGCGCCCCGGTTGGGGGCGCAGGTCCGGCATGGAGATCGTCTGGTTCATGTTGAAGGCTCACAGACAGTGGGCCTTCGGCTTTGGTCACGCTGATAGAATCATGGCGGACGGGCGCAATCAAGAAAAATGCGCAACGCGGGCGCTTTGGATTTCTGGCCCCACTTGGTCCCACCTCCGTCAAAAGTGGGGCCAGAAAAATGCATTCAAAATCAATGCTGTCCCCACTGGCCCTACCTGGTCCCACCTCTTTCTTTCCGATGCATGAAGAAGGGAGGGACTAGCGTGGCCCCATCATTCCTATGGGAAAGGAACAGAAGTTGGTGGCCCAGGTGGGGCCAGTGGGGACACGATTGATATTGATGGGTTTCTTCTGTCCCCACTTCCCCACCAAGGTGGGGACAGATCGGAAGGTGGGGCCACGGCAAAACGAAAAGGGGCACCCTCGCGGATGCCCCCTGTCGTCGGCTGGCTGCAATTCCGTCAGTCCTTTCGTTCTGGCCTGCGATAGCGCCATTCGCGGGTCTCCCCCGTGCGGCGACGATACCGCTCCCAATGCCGAGATTTCAGCCAGGCACCGACCCGCATCTGATCGATCTTCGTCCATTTCGCAGGTTCAATTCCAAGGGCCCCTTCGAGAATTTCGCCCACGGACACGTCGCGGATCGGATCGACCCGCTCGATCTCTTCTTCCTGCCAATCGTCATATCCCGCGTGGCCGCGATTGACGCTTCGGGTGTCGTGGGTCAGCCAGCGATCGATGCGGGCATCCCATGCGTCGCCCTGATACCGGGATTCTTGTTCGGTTCTGGCCTCTGCAAGCAGCGCCGCATCGTCGATCCACCAGATCGCGCCTTCGCGGAAGCGGTGGACGGCTTCGGCCCAGAGCTGGTCCCGGTCACGGGCGAGAGCCGCGATGTCGATGGTGCCACAGCGGAGTGGCCAGAAGCGGCGGTTGCCGGTCTCGTCTCGCAGATAGGTGTCGGGATTCACGGTCCCCGCGAAGACGCACTGGCGCGGCACCTCGACGGTATAGCGGCCATAGGGAGGCCGGAAGCGGTCGGTGGTGCGAGTCAGGAACGCCTTGATGCGCGACACCTCGGCGCGGCCGATGGCGTCGAGTTCGGCGATCTCAACGATCCAGATGCCCTGCATGTGAATGGCAGCATCCTTGGACCCCAGCTCGGGCAATTCGTCAGTGAACCATTCCTCGCCCGCCAGCACCTTGATGGCGGTGGATTTGCGCGCGCCCTGCGGGCCTTCGAGGATCAGCATGTGGTCGGCCTTGACGCCCGGTCGGAAGATGCGGGCGATGGCCGAAATCAGCCACAGCGCACCAACTGTGTGATGGAAGGCAGTGGGTTCGGCCCCGAGATAGGTGCTGGTCCACGTCTCGATCCGGGGCTTGCCATCCCAGCGCAGGTGATCCAGCCAGTCCCGCACGGGGTGGATGCGATGATCACGGGCGACGGCTCCAATGGCGCGTCCGACCACCATGGGGGCGACATTGACGCCGCGCAGCTGCAGCCATTCGGCGGTGCGAACTTCGTCCGCATCCTCCCACGCGCGAGGAAACGGGCCGGTCGCGCCATCCCATGGCAGCGGTTGCCGCACAACGATTGCCTGCGCGAAGTCGTCGAAGGCCAGAACTCCGGCGAAGGCGACATCCGAGGTCAGGGCAATGATGACATTGGCTTCGTTGCGTTCTGGTGTTCCCGCCATGTCCTGACGCAGGCGGTTGTACCAAGCCGGTTTGGAAATGCGTGCATTCGGATCGCCACTGGCGTTCACGCGGCGACCGAGTTCCGTCATCTGCTTTTCGAGGATCGCCATGGGAATTCCGGTCGCGACCTTGATGTGCGCGAGGATCTGGCGCGCTGGCAGCGGGTCCAACCGCGCAAGTGCGATGCGGCCGAGAAGCTGGCCAAGGGTCGTGATGTCGGGTGGGTTGGTCAATGCCTCGGCAGCGGTGACGAGAGCCGCGATGTCATTGTCGCCGACAGGGCGGGTCTGCAACTCGTCAGCCAGACTGGTCGCAGCAGCGCCGTCGCCAGCGCAATAATCAGCGGCGCGGGCTCCGCGCATCAGATCGTCGTTGAAATCATCGCCATGGAGGGGCAGGACGATTTCATTCGGAATGTCGGCCCGGTTCAGCCGGTCTGACAGGGTCGCGGCGGCCTGACGCCCTGCATCGCCTGCATCAGCATAGATGGTGATGCGCCTCGTGCCGTCGGGCCAGCGAAAACGTGCCAGCCCATCGGCCGAAAGGGTCGCCCAGACCTGCGTGCCGAAAAGGTCGTGCGCCGCAAGGGCCGTTTCGATGCCTTCGGCAACGCCAAGATGGCCGTCGTCCCGAATGGCGAACAGACGCACCGCGGCGTCCGCAACAGAACCCAGCATCTTCTTGCCTGCTGGGGCCTTGGCGCTGCCGTCGTCCAGAAGAAAAGTGCGATGGATGCCGGGCGCCCGATCACCATTCGCGAACCGCGCCAGCGCGATCAACCCCGGCCAGCCACGCTTGGTCTCGAAGTCTGCAAGGTCGGGATGGAACATCAGATCCGGCGAGGCAGGGTCCGATAGCCCGCGCGCGCGGAGGTAGTCCTCACCCACGGAGCCCGCCAACGGGACTGCGCCAGCGACAAGCCTGGCGATCTCGGCGGAATGATTGGGCTTGGGGCGCAGTGCGGACCGAGGTGCCGGATGGTCCATGCCCGCGATGCGCGCCGCCTCGTCGAAAAGTGCGGCGTCAGAGAGGCCGGTTGCCTGTGCGATCAGGTCGATCGGGCCCGCACGCTCGCCGGTGGCATAGTCGAAGCCCCAGCCGGCATAGGGCCCGTCGAGATGGATGGTGCAGGATCCGTCCTTGCGCGGGGCCCGGCCCGAAAGATCGGCGCAGCGCAGCGCACGCCGGTCGCGGGCAAGCTGTGCCTCCGGGAACAGTCGCGGCAGCCAGTCGTTGGCCGTGATGGCCAACCGGTCACGCACCGCCGCCAGGTCATGGCGGGGGGTGGAGGTGGCGACATCGTTCAGGTCGATCATCGCGTCCCCTTCAGGCCAGTAGCACCAGGCCGCGCTCGGCCCGGGTGATCGCGGTATAAAGCCATCGGCGGCGGTCCAGATCGGTGCGGCCCATCCCGTCGTCCCAGACGATTACGTTCTCCCATTGCGATCCCTGCGCCTTGTGAGCCGTGATTGCCCAACCGAAGGTTGCCTCGGTCAGCAGTCGCTTGTCCTTCCAGTCGCGGTCATGACGTTTCGGGTCATTGGCGATATGATCCTCGAAATGCCCCTTGTAGACGCGCAAACGGCCCGGTCGGCCGTCGCGATCAAGGGGCCCGATCCGGCGACCATCTTCATCATGGACGATCGCCGAGAAATAGAGACTGCCTTCGTCGACGATGCCTTCCAGCGTCAGAAACATGCCGTTGATCAGCCCGAGGTCGTTCTGGTTTTTCAGGCAGATGATCTTTTCTGCCGCGCCGGTGGGCAGGTATGTCCCGCCAAACCCCGCTGCCGCGCGCATGGCGTTGTTCAACTGCAGCCGCGTCGCGTTCAGACCGCAGATCAACTGTCCGCCCCGAAGTGCCTGATCCGGGGTGATGTCGCCCTTGCGCAGCTTGGCCACGAAAGAGTCGTAGGTGCCGAATCCGATGGGTTCGCCCATCCGCGCCATGGTGGCCAGCCGTATGATGGCGCTTTCCGCCGCCTGGCGGTGGATTTCCGTGAGCATCACGTCGGGCGCGTCGCGGGTGAAGGCACCTTCGCCCTTGATGGGGGGCAACTGGCCGGGATCGCCCAGCACAAGGATCGGCTTGCCGAAACTCATCAGGTCGCGCGCCATCTCCTCGCCCACCATCGACACCTCATCCAGCACGATCAGCTTGGCATCGGCGGCGTCGCTCTGCGGGTTCAGAGCAAACCTGGGGTGCTTCATGGCCGAAAGCGCCTGGCGCATTGCCTCGATCCCGGCCTCGGCCGCAGTCCTGTCAAAACCCGTCAGCCTGCGGGCGGCGGTTTCCGCCTCCTGCACCTTTGCGGCGGCGGCCGCGACTTCCTCTTCGGTCGACTCGATCACCGAGTAGATCAGGCTGTGAATGGTGCGCGCGGGTGTGCCCTTGCGGTTCAGGACCAGTGCGGCCTTGCCGGTGAAGGTTGCAGTGACGACACCCGGCACGCAGGTGCCATCCTTGGCGCTGCGGTGGGGTGACAGGCCGAGGTCGTCGAGGGCAAACTTCAGAACGGTGCTCTTGCCCGATCCGGCATAGCCGAAGAGGCGGAACACCTGCTGCTGGTCGGTGCGGTTTTCGAACCAGTCGCGGACTTCGGCGATGGCCGCGGCCTGCGCGTTCGAAGGGGTGAAGTCACTCATGGTTGGTCCCCCAGCACTTGACCGCCCACGCGCAGGGCGCATGCCATTTGCCCGCCGACATGCCACCCCTACACAGGACTGCTGTGGGATCAGCCGCCATGCGCGGCAGCCACTCGCCCGCCTCGGATGCCCGCACGACAGCGACGGCGCGGTCCGACATGTCCTGTGCCAGCCGCGCGTCGAACGGCACCAGTTCGGCGTGCAACTCCATCGTGTCGCGGTTCAGCGCTGTGAAGAGCGCGGGCTTCGGCAGATCAAGGTAGGCCTGATAGAGTGCCAGTTGGGCGGCATAGACCGGGCGGGCAATGCTGACGCCCCGCTTGACCACGTCCTTCCAGCTTGACGCCCCGAGCGCCTTGTTTTCCCAGAGGGCGGGATAGTCCATGGCAACCGGGCCGGAGACAAGGCAGCCATCGATGTGGCCCTTGAACCGGCCGCCAAGCGCCTCGAATCCGAACTGCCGCCCATCGGCGCGTACAGTGCGCAGATCGAACCCAGCAATGCGCAGCCAGCCAGCGACAATGTCCTCGGCCCGGTGCCCCGCCTCGAAGATGCGCAGGGTTTTCGGCGCAAACTCCTGACCCTCGTCCTTTGGCACGGCGAGAAAGTCATACTGGATCTGGCGCAGACAATCGCGGCCAAGACCTGAGGAACTGACATAGGTGCGGGGCCGTTCGCTGCGGTTGCGGGCCACAAGGGCCACGTCGATGGCTGCCGAAACGGCTGAGGCGATGGTGGCGGGCGGCGTGGCCTGATCATAGAGGCACCCCGAGCCATGGTTCAGGTCAATCATTGGTCGCGCTCCCAGAACCCACCGGCCTGCGCGATGCAGGTCAGCTTGTGAAACTGGGCGTCCGTCAGCTGGGCGCGCACGCCGTACCGTTCGAGTTTCTGGCGCAAGCTGTCGCAGAATTCGATCTCGAAATCGGTTGCGGCATTGTCGGTGGCGGCGGCCAGAAGCCCCTTCCAGGTGCAGGTCGGTGGATCGTCGTTCAGATCAATCATGGCGCGTCCCCTCAGAACGGAATCGGATCGTCATGGGCGGTGCCGGTGCGCTCCTTGACCGCGCCTTGTGCCAGCATGCTGTCGACATAGCCGGTCACGGCCGCCTCGATCAGACGATCAATGTCGGCGGCGGTGCGGTTGAAGAAGGGCTCCATCAGCCCGAGGTCGGTCAGGGCTTCAGCGAAGAGCATCCGCGCATCGCGGATCGCTTTGGCTTCGCGGGCGGTCTTGTCGATCATGCCATTGTTCCTTTGGGCAAGTGCGCTGCCGACGTCCTGGCAGCGGAGCGAGCAGAAGCGGTGATAGGGAAAGCGGTCGTGCTGAAGCCGGTGGACGTAGCCGAAGCCGCGGGCTTCACGCGCGCAGACCGCGCAGATCGCTACCCGAGCAAGATCATCGCGACCGGGTCCTCTTGCGGCCAATCCTGCCGCTGAAGGCGTTCCGACTGCAGGACGATCCAGCGCGAGATCGCGTTGACCGCCATGGCCTCGAGGTCGCCGAGGGTGAGGCTTGAGATGGGTTGGTGCAGTTTTCCTCGGGCCTCGAGCCATTTTCCGATCTCCAGCGCGGCGGCGCGCGTCACATGCGCCTGCCATTCGTCCGGGGTCATGGGCCGGTCGCCCGGCCCAGCCCCTTCGGGCTCGGCGATGGGTGACCCAGCGGAACCACCCGACCGCCGTTTCCGCCGCGCATCAGCCATTGAGCCACGCGGGCATGGCGGGGGTGCCCGGCGCAGCGGGTGCGGTGGCTTGCGGTGTGGGCGGAGCGGCCGGGGCGTTCTGCGACCCCCAGGCGGGCGCCGGTGCCGCCGCGGACTGCGGTGTCGCGCCCCAGTTCGGCGCTGCTGGCGACGATTGCGCCGCGCCCCAGGCCGGTGCCGGGGCCTGCCAGCCCGGCGCCGCGACGCTCGCGGCCTTGCGCGGCGGGGCGTTGACCGGCTCCGGAGCAATGGTTTCTCCGCGCATGATTGCCGCATGTTGCGGCTCGTCGGGCAGAACGACATTGGCGATGCGGTTTTGGTCGCGGTACTGCGGGTTGGATGCGGGCTCCACCATGATGCGGGCGGCGAAGATGATGCCTTCCAGATGCCGCAGACCAGGCAGAACCCGCTTGGCCTTGGCGCCGGGGCTTTCGTCCTTGGGATCAAGGCCAAGGGCGCTGTCCACGATGGCGCGAAAGGTGGATTTCGAGATCTTCCAGCCGATGGACTGCCCTTTCTCGTCCAGCTTGCCGCCCGCGACGGTGAAGCTTTGCCAGAACTTGCGCCGGGCATGGGGGCCATCGACCACGGTGAATTCGCAATCGAGCATGCGCGCATCGCTGGATTGCGATGCCTTCAGAAGCCCCGCATCCGCTGGGGTCGCGCCGTTTACGCCGCCGGGGCGAATGGTCAGGCGCACTTTGGCAAAGGTGCCGTCCGGGATCAGTTCGCCGATGGGGGCCATCTGCGGCTGGGCGTCGTTCAGATCGTAGCTCATGACATGTTTCCTTTCAGGATCAGGAGGAGAGGGCGGGATGGGCGTTGGTGCGGCCGTCGATGCGGGCGAGCAGTGCGCCCAAATCGGGCGGCTCGGTCATGTCCAGACGGCCGGAGCGGTCCTTGGCCGGAAGGCCCCATGGGTTGCCGGATTTGCAGACGAGGCGACGTTCGGTGGCGGTCTCGTCCAGCACCCAGCCGCCTTCGGCGTCGTGGGCGAACAGCTGCATCGAGACCACCTGGTCAACAATTCCTGGCAATTCCCGTCCGGCCTTGCTGCCCTCCATCTGCGGTTGCCAGGTGACGGTGCCGAAGTCGTCGGTCACCTTTTCCAGCACGCCGACGAAGATCACGGTCTTGCCGCGCGCATGCTGCAGATGCTTCAGCGCCTGGATCACCTCGCGCCCCAGCAAACCATAGGCCCCGCGGACATCCGGCTTGCCGGTCCGGTCCGAAAACGCCTCGGGCTGCTGGCGGGCATAGGCCATGACCTGTCGCGTCAAGTCGGTGATCGAGTCGACAAACACGATGCGGCGCGCACCGAGGAACGCTTCGATGCCGCTGTCGCGGTGCTGGGCCTGCAGCCACGCATGGCGTTCGGTGCCGTACCAGGATTGCGGATGCTGCGCCGGATCAGGCCCGCCGATCAGCACCACCAGATCGCGGAAATCGGTGAAGCTGCGCACCGGGATCGAAGCCCCGCGCCAGTCCTGCACCGACTTCATTCCAGCTTCGAGGTCGAAGCAGACGGTCTCCTCGGCGGGCAGCGATTTCAGAAGCGTCGTCTTGCCGACACCGGGCGGACCGAAGATCGCCAGGGAGGTTTTGTTCTCGGCCGAAGATATGCGCTCGTCGGCGGTGATGATGCGGAAAGTCATGGGGTTCTCCAAAGGATTGAAAGGGGCGCGGCGGCGGGGGTGACCGGGTGCCGAAGGGGAACCTGCCCGGCGTTGCCGCACGGGCGTCCCGCCGCCGCGCGTCACCGGTCTCGGGTCTCGAGCCGGAACACGGGTTTGCCGGTGGTCTCGGTGCGGGCGGCCGCGAAACCTTCCCGCATCGCCTCGGGCCAAGCCCCGAACCGGCGCTCTGACACGCGGTAGGCAATCTCGAGATATTCGGTCGGATCGTCACCGGACGCGGAAATGCGCGCGGCCATGGCGGCAAGCCGGTCCTGATCCCAGGACACCTTCTTCGGAAGGTCGGCGATCACCACCACGCCCGCATCCTCGATGCGCACAGTCCCTGAATACTTACCTTGGTTTGCCCGCTCGGCTTCGGTTGCCGCGCCATAGCGATGGCCGATCCCGGCCTCCAGACGGTCGCGCAGACGCTTGACCCGGGCCGTTTCCGCAACAGCGGCTTCCTGCAAGGTGAACAGCAGATCGGGCGGCAGGGCAGAAATGTCGCCGATTGACAGACGGTCGAGGTCATTGAGACCGGGGGTATTGACGAGTTGCGGGGCAGCCGCCGCATCGGTGTTGGGGAACGGCATGGCCATCAGTGCCCCTCCCGTTTCAGCGCAGCATCAACGGCGCGGTCGGTCCCGACAGCTCCGGCTTCGCGGGCAAGGCGGTGCAGCCGCTCAAGCGCGGAGGAACGTCGGATCGCGGCCGAGACATCCGCGTTGGCGGCCACCACAGCGAAGGCAATATCGTCGATGGTCGCCACCTCGATTGGCAGCGGTTCGATCTCATTGCCTTCGCGCCACGGCGCGGGGATCGTGTCGGGCAATTCGTCGAGGCTGTGAAAGGCACGGCGCAGGCGTGCGATCAGGCTCGGCAGTTTGGCCATGGCGGTATCTCCGGTCGATGTTTCGGCCGACTTTCCGGCCAAGGCGAAGTAAAGGGAGGGCGGGAGCCGATCCCCGATCCAGGCAAGTACGGCGCGCATCAGGCGGCCTCCTTTGTCGCTATGAGTTGAGAAAACGGGATCGGCGCGTGGCGTGGCTTGGTCCGCGCGATGGCGAGGTAGGCAAAGCGATCCGGACCGACGCGCACCTGCACCAGATGGACCAGCGCCGCCATGAAGGCTCGATGGGCGGCACTGGCCAGCGCCCCAAGCCTGCGGCGTTCGGGCTCCGGCAGGGTCGAAATCACGGCGGTGGTATCGATGCCGAGAAATCCGCGATGATACTCCAACTGGTCGCCAGGCACCGCCTGGCCGATCCAGGCGCAGAATTCGATATCGGTGAGCGGCCGGGGTTTGGCCGGGATGAAGGCGGTGGGGGGCATGACGAACATCTCCATGAGGGTCCTCTACTCACGCCGCCCGTGAACCGTCCCACGGCGCCCCGAACCCGCGCATCGCGAGATCGAGCCGCAACTGGGCGATGTGCCGGTAAAGGGCGGAGCGGGAGGTACCGGTGCGGCCGACGATTTCTGCAATCGCGCAGGTGCCAAGCGCCGCGCACAGGGTGCGCGCATCCTCGGGCAAATCGCCCAGCACGCGGGCAAGGTCATGACGGAGATCGGCATCCTCGGCTGCGCTCAGGTTCTGGCCATGCCAGGCGGCCAGACCGTCAGCTTCCGCCAACAGGCAGCCCAGCGGCTCCGTCCCGCCAGCGATGGGTGCGTCGAGCGACAGCACGGTCCCGCCTTGCGCACGGCGCTGGCGATGGTGCTGTATCGCGATCCGCGACGACTGGTTGCGCAACACGATATTGGCAAATGCGCCGATACTGCCGCGACGGGAGTCGAAGCCGGGCAAACGGCAGATCAGATCGATCAGCAGATCTTGCCGCAGATCATCGATATCTGCGGCGGGCAGCACCAACTTGCGGTGCAGGCGGCGCGCAGCAACGGCTGCCTCGGCGATCAGCGTTGCAAGGTCGTCGGTAAGCGCCACGCCGACCACCTCCTGCCATTGCTGACCTGATCGGGCCATTCTGCGCACATGTGCGTGGCGGAGGGTTTGGATTTGGCAAGAGACGGCAAAATGGGCGTCCATTTGGACGGCTCGACGGTTTTTGAGGTTTCCCGGCTGGACGTGATCGAGGGTCCGAGCGGGCGGCGTCGGCGCAACAAGGCGGAGCGGGCGCGGATCGCGGCGGAGAGCATGATGCCCGGGGTGACGGTCGCCGAGGTTGCGCGCCGGCACGGCACGACCCGCTGGCAGATCTACGATTGGCGCAAGCAGCTTCGCAAAGGCAATCTCGTGGTGCCCGGGAACGTGGCAGTCTTGCCGGTCTTCGCGGAATTGGTGGTCGATGACAATTCGGCCGAGGCACCGGCGGCTGTCACGGGGCCCGATCTCGAAACGGGGCCCGATCTCGAAATTGTCGTCGGTGATGTCGTGATCCGTGCTGGCGCTGGTGCCGATGAGGGCCAGTTGACGCGAGCGATCCGGGCGGCACGGGCTGCGGCATCGTGATGTTCAGCCACGGCGGGCCGGTGAAGGTCTATGTCGCGACACGGCCGGTGGATTTCCGCAAGGGGATCGATGGCCTGGCGCTGGCCGTTCAGGAGATGTTCGGCCTCGACCCGTTCTGCGGGCTGTCTTCGTGTTCCGTTCGAAACGGGCAGACAGGATCAAGCTTCTGGTCTGGGATCAGACCGGCATGGTGCTGGTTCACAAGCGATTGGAGGATGCCAGGTTCGTCTGGCCGCAGGTGCAGGGCGGGGTGATGCGGATGTCGTCGGCGCAACTGGCGGCCCTGTTCGAGGGGCTGGACTGGCGGCTGGTCCGGTCGGAACGCGCGCGGCGTCCGCTGGTGGCTGGATGACTGGCAAAATGCGCTGAAAAGCCTTTTTTTGCTGGCCTGCAAGGGAATCCCGTGATTCACTTCCCTCATGGAAACCGCTGATCTTGCGCGTGAAAACGCTCTGCTGAAGGCCCGCCTCGCCGAGGTGGAGGCGACGCTGGCCGAGACGCAAGAGGCCAACCGGCGGCTGCAGGATATCCTGCACGCGGCGCAGCGCGAGAAGTTCGGCAAGCGTTCGGAGAAGCTGTCGCCGGACCAGTTCAACCTGCCGCTCGAGGATGCCGAACTGGCCCAGGGCGTGCTTGAGGCCGCACAGGAAAAGGCAGAGGCGGCACTGCAAAGGGCCCGGGGGGAGACGCCCCGCAAGCCGGCACGCAACCGCGGGCATCTCCCCCGCATCTGCCCCGGGTCGAGCGGGTGATCGAGCCCGCCAGCACGCTCTGTCCCTGCGGCTGCGGCGAGATGGCAAGGATCGGCGAGGACGTTTCCGAGCGGCTGGACGTGATCCCCGCGCAGTTCCGGGTGCTGGTCACGCGGCGGCCCAGATACGCCTGCCGCCGCTGCTCGCAAGCCGTGGCGCAGGCGCACGCCCCCGAGCATGTCGTGCCCGGCGGGCTGCCCACGGAGCTGTTCATTGCTTGGATCATCGTCTCGAAGTTCGGGGACCACCTTCCGTTCTACCGCCAGGCGGAGATCTTCAAGCGGCAGGGGATAGACCTCGATCGCGGCACGCTCGGCAACTGGGTCGGGCGCGCCTGTTTCCACCTGATGCCGATCATCAATCACATGAAAGCCCATCTGCGCGGAGCGGACCGCATCTTTGTCGATGAAACCCGCGCGCCGGTGCTGGACCCAGGCCGCAAGGCCACCAAGAGCGGCTTCTTCTGGGCCGTCGTGTCCGACGATCGCGGCCATGGCGGTGCCGATCCGCCCATCGTGTTGTTCCACTACGCCCCGGCCGGGCAAAGAACATCCGCTGAAGTTCCTCGTCGGATACCGCGGCCGGTTCCTGCAATGCGACGCCTACCAGTCCTACAACGCGCTGACGGAAATCGAGCGTGACGGTGGCCCATGGCGGCTGGTCTACTGCTGGACCCACGTCCGCCGCCGCTTCGTGAAACGCTTCGAGAGCGACCGCTCCCCCATCGCCGAGGAGATGCTGCGCCAGATCGCGCTGCTCTATCAGATCGAGAAAACCGTGCGTGGCCAGGATGCAGCCGTCCGTCTGGCCGCCCGGCGCGAAAACGCAGCCCCGATCATCGCCGCGCTCAAGCCGTGGCTGGAAGCCCAGCTCTCGCGCATCCCGCAGAAATCCCAGCTGGCCGAGGACATCCGCTACACCCTCGCGCACTGGCCCGGCCTGATCCGCTTCCTTGACGACGGCACCCTCGAGCTCGACACCAACCCCGTCGAAAATCAAATCAGACCGATTGCCCTGACGCGGAAAAACGCGCTCTTCGCAGGCAACGAGGTCGGAGCCGAGAACTGGGCCATGCTCGCCTCGCTGGTCGCCACCTGCAAGATGTCCGGCGTCAACCCGATCGACTATATCGCGGCCACCCTCCGCGCGATCCTCGACGGCCACCCGCAAAGCGGCATCGAAGACCTCATGCCATGGCGATACAAGCAACCGTCAAGCCTCGCCGCATAGGGCAACGTCGTCGCGCTTACGGTCGTCGGGGGAAAGGGGAGGAAGCATCTGTTTCGATCCTGGTCGTTTGCGTTGACCAGTCGAAGATGCAACCTTCTGAAATCCTTTATCTCTCGGACTTCACCCGGAAACCTCCTGAAAACCTCCCGGTACCGGCGAACGGATCTAGCCGATGAACGCGATCTCGGATGATGCGAGGACCAGGCGTGCGCCGACCTTGGACTTGCGGTCGATGAACCCGTTGCTGGGGACCGCTTTTAGCCGCGTATTCTTTCGGAAGGCATCGCGCAGCCGGTTGATGCAGCGATCAACCTGTTCCGGATTGCTATCCCGCTTGGTGCTAGCTTGCAGCGTCGCAGCCAGGCTTTCCTTCGAGACCCAACCGCCGGCGGCCAAGGCCTCGTCCGCGAGTAAGGCGACGGCGTCAAAGTCACGAGGCTCGATGTCGATCTCGACGCCCTCGAAAATTGCGCGGCGACCAATGCGGTCGATCTGAAGCCGCGCATCGAGGGCTTGCTTGTCGGTGGGTACTCGAACTCGACCGAGAGCAAGTGCGAATGGACGATCCGGGTCGTCGCGCAGCAGATCTTCGGCGCGAGACACGGTCATGCGGAGGCCACTGAGTTGGCGCGTGACCACAGTCGGCAGGTCGTTGCTTCCGAGGCTGACAAGAGCGACGGGAGTTTCGGTGTCGATGGCGCCGCGCACATGGTCCAAAATCTCCTGCGCGGTTTCCTCCTGCAGTCGCCGCACGAGGCAGATTTCGGCTGCGCGCCCGTGCTGTTCATAGCGACCCAGCCTCCAAACTCTGGTGGAGATCGCCATCGGGCCAGGCCCCTTCAGCCCTGATTGCTCGCGGATCGCGCGGCAAAGGGCGGCGATGTCGATGTCGAAGGTCTGGATGTCCAGCGCATCGTCGTGACGTTCGCACTCCCCGGTCTCTGGATCGACGACGATCAGGGAACCGTCGATGACCTCAAAGATCGAGTCACCATCGTCGGGCAGATCTTCTCGGGCCACCAGAATTCCGACGTTCCGCAGCGACCGGAGGAAGCGCGGATCGTAGGGGTCCAGTTCTGCGGCACCGATGGCGCGGATTGGATGGCGATCACTCTGCCGCAACAGCAGCCTGATCAGTTCTGCGGCGTTTGCGAATGTCATTCTTTTCAAGCATCTCGAGGATGAGTCGTTCATGTGAGTGATCGCGCATGCTTACAGTGCGCGGCGGCCGGATCGTCACTGGGACCATGGTCTCGCTGCCGTCCACCTCGATGGTCACATCGATCTTGGCATGGACAATCCGGACGTCGTCGATCTCGATCTCCGGCGCGACGACCTTCAAGCGCTTCAGCGCGTTCTCGGAGTCACCCAGCGTCAGGAACCATGGCGAACGCCGCAGCCGCCCCGTCTTGGTGATCTGACCCTCGTCGACGCGCACCTCGCGCAGCGCAACATGGGTGATGTCACCTTCGGGATCGAAGTGGAACTTGAACGCTCCGCCTTGCCGCTGGAGCGGCTCGAGCGTGTAAAGCTGCTCCTTCGCCGACGCCTCGAAGATGTTCGAGTCGCCAAGGACGTGACCGCCAAACAGTTTCACCAGCTTTTTGGCATCGGTTGCCGACTTCGAGCCGATGGCGATCGCACCCTGTCGCAGATCGTACTCGATGGTCGACTGCACGATTTCGCGAAATTTAAGGGTATCCTCCGCGCCCTCTTGGTCGACGTTCTTCGTCTCAGGCTTGGAGCCATGCAAGATCAGCACCCGAAGCAGGTCCTCCTCCTCGAACCACCGCACGTCGCAATAATGTCCGTTGTATCGTCCGACGAAATGCTGCCGCACTTCTTCGGTGAACCCCTCCCGCACTCCCTTTTCATGATGTCTGGGTTCTACATTCTCACGGTCGGCGTCGCGCTCGATTTTGCTCGAGTATGCTAGGAAAGCGGCCGCGCTCAGCGCCCTGTCGAAAACGACCCGATGATCCAGCCATGTGGCCAAGGCCATGAAGCGCGGGTTGAAACGCAAATCGTCAGGACTGCCTTTGATGCGGTGGGCCGCCAGAACGTCGACGCCCATTTCCGTCGCGATCTCCTGCATGAACCGGGCGCCATAATCAGTGGACAGCGTGGAGATGTTGTAGAGGGCGAATTGGAGCGGTGCCGGAAACTTCAAATCAGCTTTGGCAAACAGACCGAAAATTGCCTCGCGCCGTTTGCCTTCTTCGTCGGGCAGCGCATCCCAATCCACTCCGATCTGTTCGAGATAGGGGCTGAGAAGACGATGCAGCATTTGTAGATCAACCGTCCGAGAAAACGCGCGGTCGACAAAGTTGCGGATCCTTTTGGCCATATGTTCTCCTCTTGATACCGACTATTCACATCATGGACTTAATCAAGTCACCTGTAGGTCTTCAGCTTCAACCGACACCCAATGGCACTTCGCCCCATTTGGCGCTCGAAGTGCTCCTGTCTGGCCGGAAGGGAGTGACCGAAGTTCTGATTATGTTCTAACCGATCTAACAACTTCGAGTCGAGTCCGTGGTGCGATCTTCGCGCATTCTTGACCGTGTGGGACGGTTGGTCACCGCCATGAGTAGGAGAAGGGCAAGCCAGCACGGAATTGCCCTTCATGAAACGCCCGAACGCCCTGCTTCCCGACCAGATGACTGCTGCCCAACGCCGAACCGAATTGTGCGGGTTGCTGGCGCTTGGCCTGATCCGGTTGCGGATGCGGGAACGGGCCGAAGTCTCTGACCAGACTGGAGAAAGTTGCCTACACTGTCCGCCCGACCAATGCCTTCATGCAACTCCAACCCACCGGAGAGACGCATGACGAAACCTGACCCCATCCCCGCGCGCCTTGCTGCGCTCAAGACTACATCGACGCCCGACCTTAAGGCGCAGTGGCGCGACCTGTTCGAAACAGAACCGCCGCCCTTCAACCGCCGCTACCTTGAATCCCGCTTGGCCTACCGCATCCAGGAACTGGCCTATGGCGGGCTGAAGCCCGAAACCATCAAGCGGCTGGAAGCCTTGGGCGAACAGCTTGATGGCGGCAACATCACCACGCGCCGCATCCGTGCAGATCGCGACCGTCCGATCACCGGCACCCGGTTGCTGCGCGAGTGGCAGGGGGTCGAACAAATCGTCACTGTGATGCAAGGTGGCTTCGAATGGCAGGGGCGGCCATACCAGTCGCTTTCGGCCATCGCGCGCGCCATCACCGGCACACGTTGGAACGGCTGGGTGTTCTTCGGGCTGAAAAACCACCGGAGGGCGGCATGAACAAACCCGTCGTCCGCAAGCTGCGTTGCGCGGTCTACACCCGCAAATCCTCCGAGGAAGGGCTGGAACAGGAGTTCAACAGCCTGCATGCCCAGCGGGAAGCCTGCGAGTCCTACATCGCCAGCCAACGGTCCGAGGGCTGGGTGCTGGTGCGCGACCAATATGACGATGGCGGCGTTTCCGGCGGCACGTTGGAACGCCCCGGCCTGAAGCGGCTGCTGGCCGACATCGAGGATGGGCTGGTCGATGTGGTGGTGGTCTACAAGATCGACCGCTTGTCCCGTTCGCTGATGGACTTCTCGAAGCTGGTCGAGGTGTTCGACCGCAACGGCGTGACCTTCGTTTCCGTCACCCAGTCCTTCAACACCACCACGTCCATGGGGCGGCTTACGCTGAACATCCTGTTGTCCTTCGCCCAGTTTGAACGCGAGGTGACGGCCGAACGCATCCGCGACAAGGTGAAGGCTTCGCGGATGAAGGGCATGTGGATGGGTGGCTGTCCGCCCCTTGGATATGAGGTGAAGGCCCGGAAGCTCGTCGAGAATCCCGCAGATGCCGCGCATGTTCGCTGGGTCTTCGCCCGGTTCATCGAGATCGGATCGGGCACGGTGCTGGCGCGCGAACTTGCCGAGAGGGGCGTCACCACCAGCCGGGGCCACCGGATCGACAAGAAGTTCATCTACCGGATGCTGAACAACCGGGTCTACATCGGCGAGGCTGTTCACAAGGGAACCAGCTATCCCGGCGAGCATTCGGCGATCATCGACCGTGAACTTTGGGATGGGGCCCATGCCATCCTTACCGAGAGCCCGAGAAAGCGCGCCGCCCGAACCCGCGCCGACACGCCCGCGCTCCTTCGGGGATTGCTACACGGGCCTGATGGAGCGGCCTTCTCGCCAACCCACACCCGAAAGGGCGGACGGCTTTACCGCTACTACGTCAGCCAGACGGTCCTGAAGCATGGCGCCGGATCGTGCCCTGTGGGCCGCGTGCCTGCTGGCGAGATTGAGGGGGCCGTCATTGACCAGATGCGCATCGTGTTCCGCCAACCCGAAATTGTCGCGGGCACGTGGAAGGCGGCCAGAGATAAAGATGCGGGGATCAACGAGGCTGAGACCTACGCAGCCCTGACCCGGCTTGACCCGCTATGGAATGAAATGTTCCCAGCCGAACAGGCGCGCATCGTGGCGCTGCTGGTGGAGCGGGTCGACATCGGCACCGATGGGCTGAATGTGCGATTGCGCACGGACGGTCTGGCAGCGTTGACGCGCGAGATGCGCGCAGAGGTGGGAGCGGCGGCATGACGCGCGTGCAGGCTATCCCCGATACCATTACCGTCCATGTGCCCTTCAGCCTTGTGAAGCGCGGCGGGCGGAAGGAGATGGTATTGCCTGTCGACAGGTCGACCCCACGCCAAACCGACGACACGCTGGTCAAGGCGCTGGCGCGCGCCTTCCGCTGGAAACGCATGCTGGACACGGGCGAGTTTTCCACCATTGCCGATTTGGCTCAGCGCGAACGGATCGCCGCACCTTTTCTGACTCGGACCATGCGGCTCGCACAGCTTGCGCCGGATCTTGTCGAGGCGATTCTGGATGGCCGACAGCCGCGCGGCCTCACGCTGGAGGCGCTGCGCGAGCCGTTGCCTTGCGACTGGTCGGAACAGCGCCATCATCTGGCGATGTCCATCATTGACAATGAATCCCACTGA